ATGATTTTTAGCATTAATGGTACAATGTGGCAAGTACAATATAAAAATTCAAATTCGGGCGAATTAAAGCGGTCAGACAATGTTTCTGTGCTAGGCGTAACAGATAGAAATACACATACAATTTATCTGTCAAATGCCTTGCGTGGATTTATGCAACGCAAAGTACTGATACACGAAGTATGTCACGCAATCTGTATGTCCTATGATGTGTATTTGCCTATCGAACAGGAAGAGATATTGTGTGATTTTGTAGCAACATATGGAGATGAAGTATTTGACATTGTTGATATGGTACTTGGGGCAGTTAGGAGAGTGGGATAATGAGTATTGATGAGTTATTAAAGACAGTTCAAAAGACTAATCCGACTATGACAAAAGAATTATTGATATTATGAGCTCAGCCAATGTCGGTATTCAAGTAAAGCATTAATTTATACAGAAAGTTGCTGTATTGACAATAATATCTAAAAATGCTATTATTTAATAGATGTAAACAATAGATAACTATTATATCATTTTACCTTAATAGAACCATAGTGGAAAGTTGCATTGATACATTTTTGTATAGGTGCAACTTATTTTATTTTGGAGGTTTTGTTATGAGAGTTATAAGGTTAAAAATGTATCAAGAAATGGCTAGATTTAACAATCCATCAGCGCCAAGAGGTGCGGATTGTTATCCTTTGCCGCCGTTCAGCACAGTTAATGGATTTATCCATTCAATGTGTCAATGGAAAAAGTATCATAAATTAGATTATTTCGTTACTGGCAAGGGCGTTTACAATACCAAAACACAGAAAGAATGGCACGGTGGTAAGCGTTTTAACAAAGTTAGTGATGAAATGCTTAAGCGTTGGGATGTTATAACAGATTATGCAGACGGAAGCCACACCGGATGGGTTAGCACAGTTAAATATCATCTAATGCTAGTTGATTTATATACAACTATATACATCAAAGCTGATGACAGTGACATAGATGATATATACAATGCGTTACTAAACCCGCCAGTATATCCATCATTAGGCGAGTATGGTGATTTATGTAAGATTGAAGCAGTAGACATTATAGAGCTTAAGGAACTTGGTGAACCTGTATCAGTTCCACTTGATATGCAATCTTATATTCCTGTTAATAAAGGCAATTTCGCAGGAACTATATATAGAATTAATAACAAATATGAAATCATCAAATGTCTTAGGCGATTCCAGAAAGTTCCTTGTTACTTAGTGGATAAAGGACAGGAAGTTGTTAGTAATCTTTTTGATGATGATAAACCGATTATTTTTATAGATTAATTTAAACCCCACGGAATATAATGCAACTTTTTTGCTACCTCCGTGGAGTTCTCTTTTATATTCGCAATTTCGTTTTTGACAATTCCCAAAATTTGGTTCAGATTTCATTCAAATCCTACTTAAAAAATTGAAAAAATTTCTCACAAAAATATAATGCGCCATTTCAAATACCCCCGTCACTTTCAATTCTGAAATTCAAAAATCGGTTACACAGAATTTCAATTTTTGCTCCCGATTTCGTTCAGATTTGCCTTGAAAAATTGATGGAAAACTTTAGCGTGGTAAAGCACCATATATAAACTTTGTCGGCTGCGGTTCGTGCTTGTTTTGACTTTGTGGCTTTGTGGTTTGCCCCGTACGGCGGTTTTATTTCGTAAGTGCATAATTGCAAGGATTAACACCTGCACGCCTTAAAACGCCTTTAACAGCGTTGTATAAAATGGGTATAATATGCCCTTGCAAGTTGTGGAAGCTGTCGCCAGTTCTGAAAGATATACCAGAACGCACGCCACCACAACTGGGTACACTTGTACACCTAAAAAGGCGCAAAAAGCCTTATATATAAGCATAGCATTATTATATTATTTTTTCAAGGTACACAAACAAAAGCATATTAAATATATGCTTAATGCTTGCGGCTGGAATCGAACCAGCCAAACCAGCAAGCCAAAAAGGGCGCAGATTGTACGCCCTTAATTAAGATTAATTATTAAATTCATAAAATAGACCGCTTTTATTATAACAAGTTGTAAGCCTTTTTAAGCCATAAAAAATATCATAATTACAATCAAAAACAGCTTGTGAACCCGTGTATACAATCACGCTTCGTCCATTATCCCAAAAAGAAAAATCTGTTATTTTTTCAAGCTCCAAGATTTCGGCTGCCTTTGCTCCATAAATGAATATAAATTTTTCTAAATTTCCGCGGATTTCTCCGGCTGTTAAAGTGTCTAATTTTTCGCATATTGTCATATCGCAGACCTCCATATTTTAAAATTTCCCGGTTATCCGAGTAAAGCAAGCCGGGGAATCGAACCCCGGAAAAGTCAACCTTGCCAATTATTAATTATTTGCTTTTTTAGCGTGCTTTGTAAGCTCTCTATAAAGCAGATTACACGCTGTCGCTTCTGCCTTATCCTCTGCGTATCTGCCTTTTTCCTCTTCTGTCTCGTCTAAAATATCAGCAAGCCAATCAACGGCAGAGCTAAGGAAAATATCATCGGAAATAGGGAAAGCTGTAGGAAGTCCTGCCATCCAGTCGCAAAATAAAGAATATTTACTAATTCTTCCAGCTTTATACTGACAATCATATTTAACTTTTTCGTCCTCGAAAGCCGCTAAAATGTCTTTGCATATGTCATTGTAGGCTGTCTTTGCTTCCTTACCGTCATATGTGTAATATTCCTCTGCTGCTTCGTAGCTCTCCATGATTGCGTTTTTAATTGCTTCCATTGTTTCTTTACTGTTTGTTCTTCTCATAATCTTGTACCATTTTACCGATTGTGATATAATCGGCTTACCTTTCTTTTTTGATTGGTGGCGGTTCGTTCTTGGTAGGAGTGACCGCCTTTTTATTTGTAACCTAATACTAACACCTTATAAGGTGTATGTCAACACTTTTTAAGATGTTTTTAAATTTTATTTTTTAAGTGTTGAAAAAAATCAAGATTTTATATATAATAGAAAAAACAAAACAGAAAGGAGCTTGCAAAATGCTTACATATAAAATAGATGTATTAAAAGAGCTTGCACAGCGTGGATACACCGCTAACAGAATGAGAAAAGAGAAGATATTGAGCGAAAGCACAATGCAGAATTTGAGAAATAAAAGCGACATTAATACGAAGACATTAAATACAATATGCGTTATATTAAGATGCCAGCCGTCTGATATTATAGAGATAGTTCCAACAGATGACGAAAAAATAAAATATTTTTAATAACACTAAAATTAGTGTTGACATTATACTGATAATAGTATATAATTAAGGCACATTAAAAGAAAGGGCAGCTGAAAGGCTGAAAGGTGGAAAGGATGAAAACAATCGAATTATTAAACAAGGCTGTTGGACTTGGATTTAGCGGAGAAAAGGCACTTGCAGACATAGACGCAAGTCTTGATGAAGCGATTGGAGCAGAGAACAGAAAGCCAATCACAGAAGAGGAAATCAGTGAAGAGCTGGCAAATGATATTTTGTTTGGCTTTGAATGTGAAAAGGAAAATTAATCAAGAAAGGTTAAAGGTGTGAATGTTATGGCAGTGTCAAAAACATGGAAAATATACGGAATGGACGGACATAGACAGTGCGAGAGCTTCAACAAGTCACGCAAATATGACTTTTCTGAAAACGGAAAAGTAAGATTGTTGGAGGTTAAAAATTCCGATAAGACAGGAACAAATGAATACAGTATCTTTTCTGTCACCTGTGACACAGAAGAAGAATGTATCGCAGAGCTCGAGGGGCAGCTTTCTGATGGAATTTTTGAAAATTCCAGAGTTGGGAAAGTTGTGGAGATTTAAAATATATATTTTAAGCGGTGTATAACAGATATACACCGCTTTTTTAATGCCTATTGATTAATTATATTTATTGTGTTATTATATTGCTAATAATTGAATATATAAGTTTTACACCCGATAATATTAATATTGTTATCGGGTTATTTTTATGTTATTAGATATATAAAATTAATTAGCTGGAGCAGACCTAGCAGAAAGGGGGAACATATGGAGAAACTACAGGAAACACCAGACACACCGGAGATATTCCAGAATGACATAGAATTATATCTGACAAAATTTTGTGAAGAGCACAACATCGAAGATATGACCAAAGAACCACAGAGCAAATGGAATGCTGCATTAATGTATATAAATAAATATGTTTTTAGTGATAAAAGTATATTAAAGTTAAATAAGAATATTAATAAAAATAATACTAATTGCATAATGGATAATAATTTTAATATGTATGATTATGATAAAGTTGAGTATATATTATATATATATTATTATTTATGTGCTGTATATGATAAAGAGTGTAGTATTATAGGTTTTAGTTTATTAACTGGAATTAATAGGGATACTATATACGACTGGGGTACGAAAGAGAAGAAGCTAAGTACAAAAAGTTGTGACATCGCGGAAAAACTGCGCATATTCCGTGAGGAAAGTTTATCAAATAAATTGGCAACCGGCAACAAAAATCCGGTCGGAGTTCTGGCAATACTCAATCGTCATTTTGCTTGGAATCTTCCCGGCGTGAGTAGAGAAAGCACCACAAAAACAGCGCTGACAGCTGCAGAAATACGTCAGCAATTAAGCCAAAACAATACACAATTAACCGATAAACAGCAGATAAACGCTGTAAACAATTCAGACACAATTTAAACAGCTTGCAAACCGCTTAAATACTGGGTTTGTGAGTAATAAGTATTTATATAACGCTGATAAATTAAGGTTTATCGGCGTTATAGTGTGGATATGGTATTAATTGTGTTAATTGTTTGAGAATATGGCGTAAAATAGACACAATTACACGGACAAGGGCGGAGGGGGTTTATTTGTCCTCGGAACACGCCCCAACTAAGTCACTCATTTTTCCACGATAAGAAAAAGGCTTTATATATTAATATATATTTATATTATTATTACCCACATAATACACATATTATATAATTATATATAAACAGCACCTAACTATTAATCATATAATTAATGCTAATAAATCACTTATATATTTAATTAAAAATAATCCAATTAACATCTATACATTTAAGCTAATTAGGTGTATAATAGACACATATTAATTAATCACAAGATATTCAATAAGCACATCAGAAAACGGCTAATTCAGCCGAGTAAATTCCAAAAAATTTTTAAAAATAGAAAAGAGTTAGGAGTTAGAAATGCAGGGCAATGAATACCAAAAATTGGCTATGCGTACTAACGATAAAATGACTAATCATAGGCAGGCAGGTGATGTCTAATGCTTAAGCCGGAGGAAGATTGCTGTAATTGCTTGTATAAATTTAAAATGTGGTTTGAAACGCCTTGTAAAAATTGCAATGGTAATCCAGACACGCATCCTAACGGCGTAGATAACTTTGTAGAACAGATTGATAGTACAAATGATATTGCAGCACTCTTTGAAGATAAAGAGTAGCTTAATTGCCCCTTAGCCAAGCGGTCAAGGCATAAGATTTTGATTCTTACATCATCAGTTCGATTCTGATAGGGGTAGTTCGCAAGTACTTAATCGTTACTTGCACCTTTTGAACTTACTGGTTTGGTGGAATTACCATGACATTAAGTTCTCCTTTCACCTCATAGCAAGAGCTGTTAAGGACTGTCAGAAAGTCCGTGAGGTTTTACGTGTAAACAACACGTAATAATTATCTCATAATTAGGCAGTTATCCTTAAGGGATAGACAGCGAGCGAAGCCACTTTCTTTGAACAACCAAACTGCACGGTGGAATACATCCAGCTTTGCCACGACCTGTTATAGGTGTCATAGCCTATACTGCTGTTAAGACTAGCATTTTATATCCCCTCAAAACAATATTTTTAAGCGTATAAATGACCTTCAAAGTAATTTATAAATGTGAATTGTTTAATCTCTCTGTGCTAGTCTTTTTTATTTCAACTTGTCAGAAATTCTTACAAGTTGACGGATAGTAGTTCAGTTGGGAGTAACGCTTGATTTATTCAAGTAGTCACAGGTTCAAGTCCTGTCTATCCGATTACAACAAACTAGGTTAGCTACCGAAAAGCAGAACTACGACTGCCTGTTTGTTGTTATTGTTAATCGTAGAGTTGAGCGAATAAGGCGGAACGCTCTTATTATCTTTCGTAGGAGGTAATTTATGACAGCAAAAGATTTATTTAATTCAAAAAACACTCTGCAAGTAGATATTGGATTAGCAGAACAAATAGGATTACACAATTCAGTAGTCTATGCAGAAATCAAAAAGGCTAAAAAAGAAAACAACATTGATTTGTTTAATAAACAGGATTTAGCTTTTGTTCAAAAGAGGTATTTGCCATTCTTTTCGATAAAAACAATACAAAGGTCTTTAGAGTTTCTTCTCAATAAAGGCTATATAACAGCAGATAAAATAAAACCGGAAGAAGCAAAAGAAATTGTTTTAAAAAACAAACATAATTGTAAGTTTAAATGCGAATGGTGTGGTTGCGGTTGCAATGTTATAAACGAACACCATTATCCAATACCAAAATCAATGGGTGGAACAAAAATTGTAAGGATATGTCCTAATTGTCATTATGAATTTCATTCTTTATACAAAATCAGTAGAAAGGATGATGTTTAATATGGCAGAAGTTAGAATTAAAAAAGCTGTAATCAGAGAAGATTTATTATCAATAACAAACGATTATAGAAAAGCAATCATTCTCAATCAGTTTATCTATTGGTCTGAAAGAGTTTCAGATGCCGATAAGTTTATCAAGAAAGAAAATGAGATTGCAAAGAGCAATGGAGAAGAAGAAAGAGAGCTTTTCTATGGTTGGATATATAAAACCGCCGAGGAATTAGCTGATGAGGTTATGTTAGGTTTATCTGCAAGTCAGATAAGAAGATATATCAGTGAATTGGTGGATATGGGTTATATCTCAAAACGAAATAACCCTAAATATAAGTGGGATAGAACATTACAATATAGGGTAAATCTTGTAAATATTGCAAAAGACCTTAAAAAGAATGGTTATCCATTAAGCGATTATAAAATTGAAATTCCAGAAAATGAAAAAACCATTACGCACGAGTGCGTAATCAATAATGAGCCAATGAAAAATCAAACACAAGCTAGTAACGAAGCAATACCAGATAATACTAACATAGATTACTTAAACAGAGATTATAATTCAGAAATTACTAATAAGGACAATACATCAATTAACATTGATGGAGAGGTACATACATCGTTTTCAGAGAAACCGACGGCAAGAGCAGTCACAAGAGATGAAATGTTGCTTAAAGAAAAAGATATGGTTGATAGGTTTAATAACATCTGTGACGACGATATAGATAATTCAGCTATATGCGATTGTGTTAAAGATGGATTTAAGATGTATATGCAGTTATATGAAATCTATTTCCATAAAGTACACCCAATACTTACAGATAAGACATTAAAGAATGTATGTTTTGTCCTATCAACTATCACAGATACGGAACACGGACATTTCGACGCTGACGCTATATACGAAACAGACGATAACGGATTTACAGTTTTACAGAGAATGGTTAATGACCATTTCATCAGAGAACATAGAGAAAGCACTAACTACTCAATAACACATTTTGCCAATGCTGAATATCTTGGCAAGCTGGCAAATAGATTTATAGAAATGTAAAGGAGTGATGTTTATGAAAAAGGAAACAGTGGAAGCGATACTAACAGCAATAAATCTCACATTGATTTACTTAATAAATAATATGGCTGGTTTGGCAGGCTTATTAGTTTTTGCATTTGGGGAATTACTAATGGCATTAACAATCTATAACAAATATAGATAGGAGTGATTATTATGGCTATGGGCGTACACCCACTAAACAAAGACAAGTTTTATGAAGCAATTAACTTATACATATCGGGGCAGGCTTCACAGGTAAAAGCGGCAAAAGTAGCAGGTTGCAGCGTACCGACATTTAAGAAATACGCTAACAAGATTTATGGCGGCGAGGAATTACCGGATAATTTATGGGGGAAGAAGTGATATGTGCGAGCTTTGCGAAAAAAATTTACATCAAATTATAAAATCAATTATTGTCCTATGTGTGGTAGAAAGTTGGTGTAGCGGTGAATCTTGCAGAAGCAAAGGAAAAATATTATCCAAAATACAAATATGCACTTGTTAGTGTCAAAAGCAATAAACCGCATTCACTTTATGTTGATAGAAAAACAGCCGAAGAAGAAAGATGTGATTTATGGAACTGTTATGGTGCTGTGCTAATTGTTGTTGATTTGTCAGAGGTGGAGAAATGAAAGAAACTATTTTATATATTTCAAAATCAGAACAGGATATACAAAGTTTTCTGAAATATCTTCAATCCAAGCTAAAAGTAGAGCAAAGGGAATGTACCCTAGATGAAGAACACGATATTTTAAAAGTACCAAAATATTATGATATCGTCGGAAAGAGCATTCATGGGAACATGCTTGGTGTAGGCTACGGATATTGCAAATATTACTGTTTTTCAGAAGCGTATAGCAAAGATAAGTATAACAATGCAGAAAATGAAAGACTTAAAGAAATTCTTATGCACACAAGAGAGGGTGCGGAGGAAATATCGGAACTTGATATTTTATGTATGCTAGGGTTGGCTTAAAAAGGCGGTGGAAGAATGAAACATCAAAAAGAATGGCGCACTTGTGACAGGTGCGGTGCGGAAATAGAAAAGCCTAAAATATGGTACACAAGAGGTTTCCCTTGTTTTAGAACAGCAAATCTCAAAAGACCAATGTCTTTTAAAGAAATATTTACAGAAATTGAACAAGGCAGAATAGAACCTATTGTAAATGAAGATGGAATACAAAACATTACGTTATGCGAATACTATCGCACAAAGGAAAAGCAAATTGATTTATGCCCTAAGTGCAGGAAAGATTTTGAGAGGTTTATGAGAAATGAATAACATTGACAATCCCTTATCCGAACATCAATCACCACCTAAAGAAGCATTAAGAGATTTTGGCATAGATATTTCAAGAGAAGCGGTAGAAAAATACGCTTTGGAAAAGTTTGGCAGACTGCCACAAAGCCATATTGAAATGACTTTTGCTAGAGACTCTAAGATAATTGAGGAAACAAGGAGGTTTATAAGGAATGAGTAGTGCTTTTACGATTATGCTTTTTATTGTGATTATAGTGGTTGTGGCACTTGTGATATCTATATGCATTGCAGGAACGGTGTTTTTGCTTGAAGAAACAGGAATACTTGATGCATTCAGAGAGATTATCAAAAAGAATAGGAAGTGATTTTATGAAAATATCAGAAATGAATAACTGCATTGAAGAAATGCGTAAATGCTACAAGTTTAATGATGATAAAACAGAAATAAGACTTGGAGATATGGCAAGTGGAAGCAACAGATATGTAACTGTCGGTACAAAAGACGAAAACGGGACACAGATTGAAATGACAAGAATAGCAGATAAATTAGAAGAAGCAGACTATTGTTTGCGATGAAGGGAGATTTTATGAAGAAAAAAATTTTAGCAGTTGTATTAGGATTGACATTGTGCTTAGGAATGACAGGATGCACCGCACAATGGGAAAGAAGCGTAACTGATTTTAAGAGTAATATCAATGGTGGTATGCAGAGAACAATTACTGTATATACGGCAGATGGTAAAGAACTTGCAACATATAAAGGCAAGATTGATATTGATACAAACGATGGTGGATATGTCAAGTTTGACTTCAATGGCAAGAGATATATCTATTATAACTGCTTCGTAGAAAGCATTGCGGATATTGATTAAGTGATTTTACCTGCTACAGATTGATTGTAGTCGCTACCAATGAAAATAAAAGTTAATAAAATATAAAAGGAGACAGAAAGAAATGAAAAAATTATTTGTAAGTGTGCCGATGAAAGGCAGAACAGAGGAAGAAATCAAAGCAAGTATTCAGAAGATGAAAAAGATTGCTGAAATATACGAGGGCGAAGAGTTAGAGCTTATCGACAGCTACATTGAGGATAACCCACCTAAAGACAGCAAAGAAGCTGTATGGTATTTAGGAGAAAGCCTTAAGAAGCTGGCACAGGCTGATGTATTTATTGGAATATGTGAAAGCTATGATTGGAACGGCTGTTGCATTGAAATGGAAACAGCAAATAAATATGGCATTAAAGCATATACGATCCCGGTAAGGTATGTAATTGATGATTATAATGCACTTATAAACAAATTGCATCCGGTTTGCAATGAAGCAATGCCAACATTTTAATAAAAATTTTACCGGCTAACAAATGGAGTTAGTCGCTACCCTAAATAGTGGAAAGGATGAATGACTATGATAGAAATTAAAAAGAATCCAAACGGAGATACAAGAACAGCACCTAAAGATGTTACTTTTGAGAAGTTCCAAGAGGCAAACGATATGCACATTGAAGATGTAGAAGCTGTTATGCATGAACTGTCAAAAACAATAGAAGAAAGAGGAAGAAATCACGATTGTACCAAAAAATCACAGGAAAAAATGTTCTATGATAGCTTTTTATCTACAATAAACAATGGAACGGACTTTGTGAATGACGAATGGTATCAGCTACATATCAAAGCCGAAAGACATCACTTATTATCGAACTGCCCAAGCGATGTAAACCTGATAGATGTACTTGAAATGATTAGCGATTGCGTCTGCGCAGGAATGGCTAGGAGCGGAGAAGTAAGAGATTTAGAAATTGACGATAATATTCTAAAAAAAGCAGTAAATAATACAGTTCAAATGATAAAAGATATGATAATAGTAAAATAAAGCGAAATACCGCCACATAAATGGTTTGTGGCGCTACCCTAAAACAATTATAGGCAGAGGTCTATAAGCACCTTTGCTTTTTAAAAGTGGAGGTGCTTTTCTTGAATGCTGAATTGAATCAACTGATAGATGAATGCGAAAAATACATATCCCAAAATGGAATAGATGAAAACATCATAGAAACCTACTACAACGTGTGCCAACTTGCCAAGAATGAGCGTGAAATTGACACAATGTTAAAATGTACGGCTAGGGCAAAAGAACTCATAGAAAAGGCTTGTATGCGTGATATAGGGCTATCTATGTGGGAAATAGAGAAGTTTGTCTTTAACAGTAAAAGTTCTTTTGATTTACTTGATAAATACTATGATGTGTTATTACTTGAAGCCCAAAGCAAAATAGTAGATAGTGCATTTATGTATCTTGAAAAGAAAAGAGAACCTAAAGAGCGTTTCTATATGCCACGCCGCAAACAATTCTTAAAAATGGGGTTAATAGAAGCTTTGCAGGGCATGATTGATGATAAATACGATATATTGTGCGTGTCGTTGATACCGGGAGCAGGAAAGACGACTATTGAAAAAATGTTTAACGCTTTAGTAGCTGGCTGGTTTCCTAATGATTTTTGCCTTTTTTACTCCCATTCTGGCGACATTACACGAATGTACTACGATGGCGTATACGATATCGTTACAAATGCTGATGAATATGCGTGGAACGAAATTTTTCCTAGCCTTACAGTTACAAGCACTAACGCAAAGTTGGAGCAGTTCAACATAGGTAAATATAAGCCATTTCCATCTGTGCAATGTACATCTGTAGGAAGTAAGAATGCCGGTAAAGTTCGTGCAAGTAAGTTTTTACTTGTGGATGATATGATAGGCGGCATTGAAGAAGCACTTAATCCTATGGTACTAGATAAGCTGTGGGATAAATATGCAGTAGATGCCAGACAAAGAAAAATCCAAGATACAGACGGACATAATTGTAAAGAGATACATATTGCTACACGTTGGAGTGTACATGATGTTATCGGAAGAATACAGAATATGTACGCAGGTAATAAAAGAGTTAAGACTATCGCTGTACCAGATGTAGATCCAGCAACAGGCGAGAGTAATTTTAATTATGAGTACAGCGGATTTACGAAAGAATTTTTTGAAGACCAACAGCTTTTAATGGACGAAATCTCTTACAGGTGCTTATACAAGCAAGAGCCTATTGAACGTGAGGGGCTATTATTCCCAGATGATAAAATCCGCAGATACCTTAATCTGCCACACGGAGAACCAGAAATTATCACAGCTCAATGTGATACAAAAGGCAAAGGCACAGATTATTTTGTATTACCGGTATTACAGAAACACGGAGAAGATTATTACTGCATTGATTGTGTGTGCGATAACACAGCAGATTACGAAGAACAATATAGAAATGCCGCAGGAGTGCTTGTGAATAACAAGGTACAAGAGTGCGAATTTGAGCGTAATGCCGGCGGCGATAGAGTTGCTATGGAAGTTAATAAGCGTGTTGAGAGCATTGGGTGGGTGTGCAATATTACTGACACACCAACAGAAACGAACAAGGAAGCAAGAATATTTCAATGTTCTAACTGGATATTGCAACATATTATTTTCAAAGACTCATCGCTTTACAAACCTAATGAGCCATACGGAGTGATGATGTCATTATTAAAGCAATATTCAGTATCAGGTAAGAAACAATTAGATGATGTTCCAGACGTTTTCTCAAACTTTGCATTAAGAATAACACAGGGCAATAGAACAGCTAAAGTTGAAGCTACTATAAATCCATTTAGGAGGTATTAATTCACTATGACAACTAAGGACTATCTTAATCAGATAAGCTATTACAACAAGATAATTGACAATAAATTGATAGAAATAACACAGTATAAAGAATTATCATACAGCATATCAGCGGTTGTTAATGAAGAAAGAGTTATGTCATCATCAGATCCGGACAAAACAGGATGCGGATATGTCAGACTTGAACAAATGGAAGAAAGCCTTGACAAGCTTATAGATAAATACATTGATGTAAAGAACAAAATAATAGAGCAGATCGAGCAGATAAACAACGAAGATTATTACACAGTGTTGTTTCTAAGATATGTCAGAAAGTTTACATTTGAAAAAATTGCAAATGAAACAGGCTGGTGCTGGAGACAGGTACACAGAATACACGCTAAAGCATTACAAGCTTTTGAAGATAAATATGGAAATGAATATTTATAAAAGATGTCATAGAATGTCACATTGCCGGCGTGGTATAGTATACCTGTAAGAAATTACAGAACTGTTTTTCATCAAATATTACAATCCTTTATCGGAAAGCACCGTTACTTAATTGTAGCGGTGTTTTTTGTTATGCAACGAGGTAGAAATATGAATTTTTATATGAATAAAGATAAATCAATTATGTGTCCGAATTGCCATAAGTTTTTGACTAAGGCAGACAGCAAAGACCCACGAACACATAAGCTGGCGTGTAAACATTGTCGTAAATGGATATGGTATGTGCCTAACGATGATGATAATTTTCAAATTAAAGAAATACCGGACAGCAGAAGTTCAAGCGGTATGACATTTTATTAGGAGCAAGATATGAACACAATGTATTTTCAAGACCTTGTTAGAGGCTGTTATGGACGTAAAATTGCATATACGAATGTAGATACAATAACTGCTAACAATGTTGTTAAGGTTATTGGAAGTACTATAGGTGTATTTAATTGGAATAAGCCAGTTATCAAGTATCTGTGGCATTACTACAAGGGCGACCAACCAATATTGTATAGGCATAAGCTGACTAATGAAGATATTACAAACAAGATTGTTGAAAACCACGCATATGAAATTGTTCAGTTTAAGGTAGGACAGACATATGGCGAGCCAATCCAGTTTATTAGCCGTAAAGATGATGAAGCTATCAATAAGGCAGTTGACATACTCAATGATTTTATGGCGGATGCCAATAAGCAGGAGAAAGACATTAAAGCCGGAGAGTGGCAGTCGGCAACAGGGACATCATTCAAAGCGGTTCAACCTAAAAACGGAGATGTACCATTTAGAATTGTGGCACCTACGCCAATGAATACTTACGTTGTTTACAATGAAAGCACAGAAGAACCTATGCTTGTTGTACAGGAACTTAAAGACGAGGATGGAAACTGGTATAAGATGGCATTTTCCGACACTATGTCTTTTAGAATTGTTGACAGCAAAGTAGTTGAAAGGAAACTACATACATATGGTGAAATCCCTATTGTAGAGTTTCCTAATAACCACGAAAGAATATCCGATATTGAGCTTGTTATAGGTATGCTGGATGCTATTAATAATATGCAGTCTAACAGAATGGATAGTATACAGCAGTTTGTTGAGTACTGGGTTAAGTTTGTTAATTGCGAAGTTGACACAGAAACATTTGAAAAAATGAAAATGAACCACGCCCTTACGGTTAAATCTATCAATAAAGACAACAAGTCAGACGTTGAGATTATGACACAGGAGCTTAATCAGACACAATGTCAAGTTGCTAAGGAAGATTTATGGGATAACACATTATCAATATTGGCAATTCCTAACAAACAAGGTAATACCGGCGGAGATACACAGGGGGCAGTTGAATTAAGAAATGGTTGGGACTTTTCTAAAACAAGAGCAAAGTTGAAAGACCCTATTGTTAAATCGTGCGAAAAGCGATTAGCTGTGGCAGTTCTTAATATTCTAAGACTTGCGGGACAAGATTTAAAGTTGTCAGTCAGAGATTTTGATGTGCAGATTAATCACAGCCCACAGGACAATATGTATACCAAGGCGCAGACGTTGCTTTTACTTTTACAAGCTGGCATACATCCACTTGTTGCAATTAAGACAGTTGGTTTATGGGGCGATTCTGAAAAAACATATGTATTATCTAAGCCATATTTAGATAATCTATACAAAACTATTAAAGATGTAGAAAAACAAGAAAAGAAAGCACAAGAGATAGTTAATCAACTTAATAATAATCAGCAAAATAAGGCAGTTATCGAATAATCGGTAGCTGCTTTTATTTTATACATTTTGCAGCTATGCGGTAAATAGCAGAAGACACAGCAGGAGCGACCTGCGGTAACAAAAGCGTGTGTTTAACGGAGGTAATTATGACAAGAGAAGATGTATTAAAACTTTTTCCAGAAGCAACAGATGAACAGATTACAAATCTTCTTAATCAGAACAATTCAGAAGTTGCTACGGAGAAAAACAAGGCAAAGCAGTACAAGGCTAAGGCTGACACAGCAGACGACTTACAGAAACAGCTTGATGAAATACAGGCTGGCAATCTGACAGAGCTTGAAAAGGCAAATAAGGCATTAGACACAGCTAATCAGCAGATAGCAGAATTGCAGAAATCTAATGCTATCAGGGACCAGAGGGAAGCAGCTATGACTAATTTTAAGATTACTGCTGAACAGGCAAAGACAGTTGTTAAAGATGATGGAAGCCTTGATTACACCGAACTTGGCAAAATTATGTCCGAGAAAGAAACAGCTGCGGCACAGGCTAAGGAACAGGAGATTGCTAAACATCAGGATATTCCGGGCGGTGGCAGTAATAAAGGTGGTGCAGACAATAAGACAAATGCTGAAAAGATAGCAGAAAGCCTTATATCTAATGCACCTAAGAACAATGATGTTTTATCACATTACATTCAGTAATAACAGGAGGTAAGAAATGGCAAAGGAAATGAATATGCAGTATGAAAAGACTTCATACGCAGGAGATGTTCAGATTTTAAAGAGAGAGCCTAACGAAGCAATCCCATTAACACTTGATTTTGATGGTGTAACAACTACAAACGCACAGGGCAAGAAGATTGTCAAAGCGGGTACACCAATCGGAACAACCGGCAAGGCTGACAATACAGCCACAGTAGTAGGCATTTTAAGGTTTGATGTAACAGAGGACAGACCGCAGGGAGTACTACTTAAGAAAGCATATCTTAACACAAAGGTAGCAGAAACACACTCAGGCGTTACATATGATGAAACAGTTAAGACAGCTCTTCCAATGATTGTATTTGAATAATAATAGGAGGTAAATAGATGTTAATTAATGAAGTATTAGACAGTAAGTCTATTGCATTATCAGCAACAGAAAACGCTAGTAATCAGATACCTTATCTTGGTTTGCAGTGGTTTCCAGAAAGAAAGAAACAGGGGCTTGATTTAAGCTGGATTAAGACACACAAAGGACTTCCAGTATCGCTTGCGTCATCCAACTTTGACACAATCCCAACCCTTAGAGCTAGAGAGGGATTAAGCAAGGAAAAAACGCAGATGGCATTCTTCCGCGAAGGAATGACAGTAGGCGAAGAGGAAATGCTCGAAATCGAGCGTATTCAGTCGGCAGACGACCCTTACCTTGCGAGTGCCTTATCAAGCGTATATGACGATACTAATAATCTTGTAAGTGGCGCAGAGGTTGTTCCAGAGCGTATGAGAATGTCGCTTCTTGCGACAAATGCAGGACACCCAGTAATTGCTATTGTAAGTGATGGCGTTCAGTATGCTTACGATTATGACAAGGATGGTTCATACGCAAAAGACCATTACGCAAAGTTATCCGGCACAAGTATGTGGAGTGATACAGCTAATTCAAAGCCACTTACAGACCTTAACAATGCAAGAAAGAAGTTACAGAAGCAAGACAAGATTGCCAGATATGTGCTTATGAACAGCAATACATTTCAGTATTTGCTTGATAATGCACAGATAAGAAACTCAATCCTCGCACAGAACCTTACAGCAACTATCGAGGTTGATGATGATACCGTTATTTCAGTAGTGCAGAAGAGAACAAAGCTCACTATTGTACTTTACGATAAGATGTACATTGATGATGATGGTAAGGAGCAGTACTTCTACCCGGATAACAAGGTTACACTTCTTCCAGAAGGTAGTCTTGGCAGCACTTGGTTTGGCACTACACCGGAAGAAAGAACAGCAAGACAGGTAGCTGATGTAGATGTAACAGTATACGGCACAGGTATCACAGTTGCTACAAAGACAGAGTACGGACCACCTATGAAGATGTCAACATTTGCATCCGAGGTTGTTCTTCCGTCATACGAGAATATGGATAGCACATTTGTATATGAGGTTCATAGCGAAGAGTAGGGGGTGCAACTATGAAATATCCATATATAGTAATTCATAATGGCAAATGGTATAACGCAGGCGAAGAAGTTCCCGAAGAGGGGACTTTTTTAGGTTATAGCAAGACAACCATTAATCGCATGTCTACATCTGATTTGCAGGCTTTCGCCGCAGAACAAGGTATAAGCAACGCAGAAGAACTTACAGGAGCAGAGTTAAAGAAGTTGTTAATTGAGAAATTAGGATTATAGGAGCTGAAATTATGGAATACACCGCATTGGAGCAAGTTAAAATCAGACTTAAACAATTTCATATTGATACAGTCACAAATGATGATGAAACAACATCTGATGTGGTAGTGTTCGATAACAAAGAAGATAATCCGATAATCGAACAGCTTATTAAACAGGCTACAGAAGATGTAAAGGCAAGAAGAAATTACCCTGACAGCTACACAGATGAAATGATAACCGAGGACTTGGAGAAATTTGAGAGCGTTATTGTTAATCTGGCTGTCTATGACCATTCGCAGGCAGGCGAAGCGTTTATGGCAAGCTACAATGAGAATGGTGTCAACAGAACTTGGAGAGATAGAGATAGCTTATTTGTCGGGGTATTTCCGTTTGCTAAGGTTTTGTAGAAGATTGTGCGTTACCAATATGGTAGCAGGCGGCACACATTAAGGGGCGGTGGGCAGTGTGCCTATTAATTTTGCAGGAGATATAAAATGAAAGAATTTTTATTACAAACTTATACCGTAGTATTACCGATATTACTTGGCTATATAGTTTGGCTTCTGAAACAACAGAAAAAAGACAAAGATGCCAATAGTAAAGGCACAATGTTGCTTTTGCGAGTACAGCTTATCGAATATCACGATAAGTATATGAAAATAGGTGAAATTCCATCTTACGCCTATGATAATTTCGTCGAGATGTATAACGCATATCACGCATTGGGCGGCAATGGAATGGTGACTAAGATGTATAACGAAATACAGGAAATTCACTTAAAGAATGGAGGCAAAGATTAAAATGGATATAACATCGGTAACAACAGTTGTAGCAATCGTTGTAATTACATATCTGATAGGCTTAGGAGCTAAGGCAATTCCACACATTAAGGATAATTACATTCCTATAATCGTAGGTGTTGCAGGCGGTATCTTAGGCGTTATAGGTATGTATGTAATACCTGACTTTCCGGCAAATGATATTCTTAATGCAATCGCAGTAGGAATTGTGTCCGGATTATCAAGCACAGGTGTTAATCAGATTTATAAGCAGGTAAAGAACAATGCTTGACATTAATAAGCAGGCTATGAAGTATTCACTTCAAGGGCAGACAGTAACTATCTATGAAAGAGATGATGATGGCAATATTCTTTATGAGGGATATACCGACACAGATGGCAACTTCATTCCTTATCTTGATGATGAGGGAAATAAGATACCCAAAGTTCTTGAAGAGAAAACAGGTTTTTCAGAGCCGGTCGATTTCAAAGCAAACATATCATTCAGCGGCGGAGAAGCACAGACCAAGGAATACGGCTTTGATACAGCCGATTTTGACGCGGTTTTACTAACAGACAAAGGAATGTACCCTTTGAAAAAAGGCGACCTTATCTGGCTTGATAGCAAGCCTACATATACATCTGACAGTCTTGTTGATGAAACATCAGCAGATTTCACAATTGTAGGCATTAAGCCAGCATTATATTCAACTAAGTATATGCTTAAAGCAGTTGTAAAGTAGGTGGTAAATACGAAGTATCAGAGAAATGAACAGCTAGTTGGTTCTATCTTTAAAGGAAAGACAATCCCATCTACGCAAGAGCCGATAAATGAAAGCGTAAGACAAGCTGTTTTGCAAGCAGTTAAGGAGCGTGTTTATGGCAAGACATACAATTAATATATCTCTGTCTGAAAAGTCCGTAAATGAAGCTATCAGACAGCTACAACAGTATAAGAACTGGCTTATCAAAAAGACTTTACAGCTTGTCAAAGAGCTTGCAGAAGTTGGAATACCTGTTATAGATGAAAATATGGCAAAAGCAAGTTATACATATGATGAGAAAGGTGTTCGTAGCGGTTCAGATACAAGCCATCACAGTTATGTTGAGATAAAATCTGTTGGAGAATATGCCGAAGCAAAATTAATTGTAGAGGGCAAAGAACTTATGTTTATAGAGTTCGGAGCTGGTGTATTCTACAATGGAGCGGCTGGAAGTAGTCCACACGACAAAGGTGTTGTTAATGGTATGGTTATAGGCTCATACGGCGAACATCACGGCATACAAAAAGTGTGGGGTTACTATGACGATGACGGAACCTTAGTTCTTACACACGGCGTAGAAGCACAAATGCCTGTTTATAAGGCTGATATGGAAATCATACAGAAATATGTTGAGGTAGCAAGGAGAGTATTTAGTTAATTTTAACCCATTCTGCTCTATAACCTATTATATCAAGAATTTCTATAACTTCATTATAAGTAAAACTTTCTTTGCGAAAGCGATTACTAAAATTTTGAAAAGAAAGATGTGTTCCGTGCCTACGATTTAATTCAGCATTTACTTGTGACATAGTAAAACCTTGAGATACAATAAGACCTTTTAATTCGTCTTTTAACATAAAATCAACTCCTTTATATTATTTTCAATATATTATCATAATAAAATTAAATTGTAAAGTTTAATAAAACGCTTGATAATTATAATATATGGGTTTATAATTAAATTATAAAATTTAATTAAAGGTGATATTATGGGAAAAGCGATTGATTTAACAGGGAGAAGGTATGGCAGATTAATAGCTGTTGAAAAAGTGAAAAATCCAAATGATAAGCACCACGCATACTGGAAATGCAAATGTGATTGTGGGAATTTTATTATTACAAGAAAAGACTCTCTCGAAAATGGATACACAAAATCTTGCGGTTGTATAAGCGCGGAGAAAGGCTATCATAATCACGGATACTCACACGAAAAGTTGTACAGCATTTATTATGGTATGAAATACAGATGTTATAACCCAAACTGTGATTCATATTCATTATATGGTGGCAGAGGAATAAAAGTATGTGATGAATGGTTAGAAAATGTAGAAAATTTTATTAATTGGGCTTACAAAAATGGGTACGATAATAAAAAGACTAAAGCTGAACAATCCCTTGACAGAATAGATGTTAATGGCAATTATGAGCCATCTAATTGCAGATGGGCTGATAAAGATGTTCAAAATTATAACAAAAGATGTACAAGAAAGATAGTTATAAACGGAGAAGAAAAAACATTACTTGATTTACATAAAGAATATGAAATATCAATGACTACATTGAGAAGTAGATATCAAAGATATTTAAAAGGTTTATGTACTGTTGACGAATTAATTCAGAATACAAAAATAATAAATAAGCCCCAACAGATAATTATTAGGGTTGGCGAAGAAGAACACAATTTGACAGAATGGGAAAAAATAACAGGCACATCAAGAAAAACCATAATTCATAGATATAGAAAAGGGGCAAGAACATATGAAGAGTTATTTAAGAAAGGTCGCTGAAAAGCGACTTTTTCATTTTGCAAGAAGCGATAATCTTTACATAGCAAGAGAGGTGTTTAATTAATGGCAAATGCAAACGATTGGGCGACAGACCTTGAAAACATAGTCACAGCACTTGTCAAGGCTAAAACCCTAACGCAACTAAAGAAAACATATCCAAAGATAGTTATAACCAATGAGGGGGAAAACAGCGGTCGAGCAGTATTCCCAACAGTATACATTCATTTACTGCCAGCAGTTGAACAAGGACAAACACTTGACGGACAGACAATAAACGCATTGTTAGCAACATTTCAAGTAGATGTTACCACTAACACAAGCAAGTCTGACTGTCGCAAGGTTATGACGATAATTACAGATACATTTAAAACAATGAGATTTCAAGGCAATGCAATGCCAGAGTTCTCAATCAGTAATAAAGTACATAAGAGTACCGCACGATTTAGGCGGTTAATCGGAGCAAATGACAGATTATTGTAACAAAGAGCAGAAATGCTCTTATTTTTTTGCGAATTTTTAGGAGGTAGACAATGGCAGATGCAGTAGCAGGATTAAGTACACTGGGCGTTACTTTCTCTTATGGAGTTGAAACAACAGCAGGTACAAAGCCAACATCATTCAAGTTACTTACAAGAATTAATTCTATTGATGAAATTACAGTAACACCAGAAGCAATAGATGCTTCGGCACTTGAAGATAAGCAGACAAGAAACATTGCAGGCAGAGATACAGTCACAGATACAGTTGCAGTAACAGTTAATAAGACAGACGCAACTATTGAAGAATGGAAAACTCTTATTACAGCATACAATGGATTAACAGGCGGTAAGAGAATGTGGTTTCAGGAGATTACTCCGGGCATAACAGACGCAGAGTTCTTTGTAGCACAACCACCATCAAAATTACCAATTACAAGTAAGGAGCAGAACGGACTTCTTACAATGGCTATCAACCTTATTATTGAGGATATGGTAGGAACAGATACAGCAGTAACCCCAACATCGGGGGAATAATGAGCTATTCGACTAAATCAAAAAAGGCTGTGTCGGATAGCGTAGAAAACGCCAAAACAGCCGACTACACATCATATCTTGATGATGTAACAGAATAATTAATTTAAAAGGCAGGTGCGGTGTAAAATCCGCACCTTTCCCTATATGGACGATAGGGTGGGAAAGGGTAAAAATTATGATGAATATTAATGTAAACGGAAATGAATACAAAGTTGAGTTCTCTTTTGGAGCAGCAGAGTGTAAAGAGATAGTGCAGAAAATGTTCTCTGTCGTTAATGGTTCTTACTTACTTGTACAGACAGACAAGAGTGTTGCACAGGCTTCCTTTGATGGATTAGCAAATATGACAGCAGATGTGCCAGAGATTTGTATTTTAGCCATTTATGCAGGCTGTATTGACAATAACCCAGTAACTATGGATGAAGCAAAGAAACTCACTAGGGCATATATCACAGAGAAGAGAAAAACAGATAAGAGTTACGGATATAGAACATTGTTTGAAGAAATCAAGAAAGCGATGGAAGATGATGGTTTTTTCGAGTTGAGCGGAATAACAGCGATGTTAGAGGAGATGGCGAACAATGTGGAAGAAGCAACACAGGAGCAGAAGAAGCCGACAGTAGTTCCACAGGACCACAAGAAAAAGCAGACTTCCACAAAATAATATGGGAAGAATACTTTGTTTTAGCCAGCTCACTAGGCGTTAGTTATTCAGACTTTCTAAAAATGACACCTAAAAAGCTATGGGCTGTTGTAGAGGGTAAAAAACTTGAAAGACAACGAATGGATTCAGATATATGGCTTGCGATAGGTAGTTACATACTCCCAGCAATTAAGATAGGTGTTAGAAGTGGTGCTTGGGGTAAAGGCGAGCTTGAATACCCAGACAAGCCTATTTATAGAGATATTAACAAAAAAGAGAACAGTGAAGATGAAATACAAAGAAAGAGAGAAGAGTTTGTCTTAAATATGAAAATACGAAAAGCAAACTGGGATTTAACACACCCTAAAAATGATAAGCCGGAGGTATAAGCGTGGAATTAGACAGTTTAGAAGTCAAAATTACCGGTACTGCCACTAAAGCAATTAATTCCGTTGATAAACTGATAAATCAGCTTACAAGGCTGTCAACATCACTTGCAACTGTAAATGGTTCATCACTAAGCGGTCTTGCAAATGGTGTTAGTCAGTTAGGTTCTGCTATGCAGAATATGAACGCAGGAACAGCAGATTTTACAAGGCTTGCCAAAAATATCACAAAGATAGGTTCTGTTGATTCGGTTGCCATAACTAACACAGCTACATCACTTCAAGCTGTCACAAAGGCAGTTGCAAGCATATCAGCTATTCCGCAAAATGCAACACAGGTCACAGAATTTGCAAAGTCACTTAGTAAGCTAGGCAGTAAGAGTATAGAAAATGCCGTTGTAAACATTCCAAAGCTAGGCAATGCTTTAAATGGCTTAATGACAACGCTATCAAGAGCGCCAACAGTAAGTCAGAATGTTATTCAAATGACTAACGCATTGGCTAATCTTGCTAGTCAAGGTAGCAAGGTGGGTACTTCTTCAAACTCACTTCAAAAGTCACTGTATGGCGTTTCTACGAGTGCTAGAACAGCAACTAGAAGCAGTTGGAACTTGGCAAGTGCAATAGGTAAGTTTTATGCCACTTATTTTATGGTAATTCGTGGTAGCAAGAAACTTATAGAAGCCATCAAGTCAACAACAGATTACATTGAAGCGTTCAACTATCAAGCGGTTGCGTTTGGTAAGATTGGTTCAGAATGGGATAAGGATTACGAAAAGTACGGCTACGATAACGCAACAGCATATGCAGAAAGTTTTAAAAGTAGAGTAAATGATACTCTTGGAAAACTATCTGGCTTAAAAGTTAATGTTCAAGGCGGTTTGCTTGAAGAAAGTGGAGCAAAGAACTTAGGACTTAACATACAAGAGATAACACAGTATGCTTCACAGTTAGCTTCTGTCACTAACTCACTAGGACAGACGGGTGAAGCAACAACAGCAATAACAAAGTCAATGACAATGCTTGCAGGCGATATAAGCTCACTTTTTAATGTGGACTATTCAACAGTAGCACAGAACTTACAAAGCGGCTTAATCGGGCAATCAAGGGCATTATATAAGTATGGTATTGATATTACCAATGCTACATTAGCGACATATGCTTATAACTTAGGCATTTCTAAGTCTGTATCAGAAATGACACAAATGGAAAAACAGCAGTTAAGAGTGTTAGCAATATTAGACCAATCAAAAGTATCTTGGGGTGATTTAGCTAATACGATTAACAGTCCAAGCAATATGTTACGCCAGTTCAGTAACAATATGAAAGAGGTAGGAATGGTAGCAGGACAGCTATTTATCCCAATTCTTTCAAAGGTTATGCCAATAGTAAACGGAGTAGCTATTGCAATCAAAAGATTATTAGTTGGTCTTGCTTCTTTAATGGGCGTTAAGATTGACTTTGAGAGCTTCGGACAAAGTGGCTATAAAGACACATCAGACGGCTTAGAAGATATTTCAGATGGCTACAAAGATGTAGCTGATTCAGCAAAGAAAGCTACATTATCTCTAATGGGATTTGACGAAATTAATAAATTACAGGACGATACAAGCTCAAGCAAGGGCTCAAGCGGTGGTGGCGGTAGCACTATTGATTTGACAGATGATATTGCTAAGGCGGCGGCAGAATATGAAGCGGCGTGGAATAAAGCATTTGCCAATATGGAAAATTCGGCGGTTGCTTGGGCAGATAAGATAGATAAGGCACTAGAGCCTGTTAAGAGAATATTTGAAGATTTTGCTGTTGGCGATTTCTTCAAGGCAGGACAAGATACATCTAACCTAGTGGCAGGAATTTTTGATTGGTTTGCAAAAGCTATAGATGATGTTCCGTGGTTTAAAATCGGTCAGAAAATGGGAGATTTCCTTGCAGGCATTAATTGGACTAAGGTGTTTAAATCGGCGGCTAAAGTGCTTGTACAAGGCTTAAAAGCGGCTATTGAATTATACTTAGGTATGCTATCTAAAGCACCTATAGAAACACTTCTTATATCGCTTGTGGCAGTTCCTAAAGTACTTAAGGCAATAGGTGGTTCGAGTGTAGTAGCAAGCATAACTAAAACGTACAACAAGCTCAACTCCTTAAGTAAAGCAACAGAAGACGTAGTGTTAGCGACAAAACTATCTAAAATGGGATATGATGAAACAGCAGCTACACTTCTTTCTTTTCACCCTAAACTTGCAAAGGTCACAACAAGCTTTAAGGACTTTGGAAGCGTAGTTAAGGATAAAGGATTATTCACAGCTTTAAACGGCGGAATAACTGCTGTCAGAGATAATATGACACTATTCCAAAAAGCATTACTTGGCGGAGTATCAGCTTTTGGAGAATTTAAACTTATCGAGAGCGGTTTTACTGATATAGTTAGAGGAAGTGACAACCTTGTAGCTTCAATAGCTAAGATAGCGGGTGGTGCGGCTATCGGTGCGGCAGGATTATACACAGCTTTCGGACCGGCAGGATTGGCTATGGCGGCAGTTGTGGGAATTACAGGTGCAATCAAAGGCTTTATTAAAGTCCAAGAAGAAATACCAGATTACTTGTCTGGATATGAGAGCGTAAGAAAAGAAGTTAACAAGACTACAAGCGAAATAGAAAAGTCTGTAGCTTCAATAGAGGAAACGTGGAAAAATAATTCCTCTGTTGATGAAATAGAAGCATTAAAGACAAAATATTTTGAATTAGCAGACCAAACTAACCTAACAACAGAACAGCAAGAATTACTTAAGGATATAGCAGGTAAACTTGTTGATAAAGTACCAGAATTATCGAAAGCTATAGATACTAACACAGGATATTATTCTGGAAATAGGCAAGAAATAGAAAAGCTTATAGAAGATAAAGAAAAAGAATACAAATTAGAAGCTTTAAGAGAAGAATACATTGAATTAGCAAAAGAGGAATACAAAGCTAAGAAGAACTTAAGAGAAATGGAAGATGTACTTGCGGACAGCAAAGATAGACTTAACGAAAAGCAACAAGAATATAACGAACTCACTCACAATGGTGCATTATCTGTGCTAGAAATGACACCACAAGAGGCAGATGCGGTTGCAGGACTGCAAGTAGAAATAAGGCAACTTAACGGCGAAGTAAAAAAGAACCAGACGGAAGTTGATAACGCTAGAAACGTAGCGGATAGAGCAACAAATGATATGCGTTATTGCTATGAAGCATTGGGAGATACTGCACAAGAAGTTGCAGAAAAGACACGACAAGAAGTTAGCAACACAGCCAACACAGCTAAGTCAGAATTTGAAACAGCTAAAAATGAGATTAACAGCAAGATAAATGCGATAGGCACAAACACAGAAAATGTATTCTCACGTATGGGAAGTGTTGGTGCTAATGCAGGTTCATCATTAACAAACAATTTTGCTAATAATATTGATGATATACCATATAGAGCTAGAAGCGCATTTAACGCTATTATAGATAGAGTTAATGCAGGTGATATAGGCTATGATACTGGTACAGAACTTATGAACTCATTGGCAGATACCATTGATAATAATTCTTGGCGAATTCGCAGAGCTTTAAGTAACTCATTTGAAAGCAATTTCAGCGGTGAAATACTTGATAGTGAGGGGAATGTATCAAGAAGTGCATTTCAGATAAGAATACCTAGAGCATATGCAACAGGTGGTTTCCCAGAGGACGGACTTTTCTTCGCTAACCATAATGAAATGGTTGGTAAATTCAGCAATGGTAAGACGGCAGTTGCAAACAACGACCAGATAACACAAGGCATTAAGCAAGCTGTTATTGAGGGTATGTCAGAGGTATTTGCTAATGCAAATATAGGGCAACAAAATGGAAACATTGTTGTACAGATTGACGGACAGGAAGTGTTCAGAACAACACAGAGATATGCCAATCAGTATACAGCTATGACAGGACAGCCAGCATTTAACATTTAATTGAATAATCTAATCCATTGTGATACACTTTAAGTACTATAAAAGCAAAGGGGTGTATTACAATGGATAAAAAAGATAACAAAAAGAAGCCGCAGGAGATAGTGATTGCAGTATTGGCAGGAATAGTATTTGTTACAGCATTATTTATTATTAATAATATAACTGAAAGCGATAATAAAACAATAGCAAATACACAGCCTGCAACTACAACACAAAAAGCTACTGAAAAGACCACGGCGGCTACAATACAAAAGACAACGCAAGATACATATGACAAGCTGACAAAATATAAGGCAGGCACTTACAAAGTAGGTGAAGATATTCCAAACGGCGATTACTATTTGCAGTCATTAACAAGCAAAGGTTCGGCTTATTTTGGCGTATATGCAGATAGTAATAAAACCAAAATAAAGTTTAATGAAAACTTCAAAGGCAATATGTTGATAAGCGTAGAAGACGGGGAATATCTTGAACTAAACAAGTGCAATGCGATACCTCTTTTGGAATTTAGACAGTATTATACAACCAAAACTACTCTTGATAATTGTATGTTAGAGGTTGGAATTGACATAGAACCAGGAGAATACAAACTAATAGCTACATCATCAAGAGGATATTATTGTATCTATGATGATTTAAGGCAAAGCCACATTGTAAGCAATGATAACTTTGACAATCAGACGTATTGCACAGTTGGAAAAGGTCAATTTTTAATACTTAATAACTGCAAAATAGAACAATAAAAGCAAAGGAGTAACACATTATGGCAGAAAAGAAAGCAAAGAAAAAAGACAGTAAACTAAGCATAGCGGCGGCAGTAACAGCACTATTTATATTCACGATTCCAATAGGTTTTATATTGGCTATTGTGGATTTAATTAAAAGTAAAGGCGACAAGTCACAAAGACACTTAGGCTCTTACTTTGCAATAGTATCATTTGTACTATTTCTGATAGTCGCTTTTAGCAACGGAAGCAGTAACAGCAGTAACAATGCTAATGCTACAAAACAAGCTAGTACAACACAGCAAGATACAGACACAGCAACGAATGATGACACAACACTTAAATACCTTAAACACGAAGTAATTACAGATAGCAATGATAGAGAAGTAGTTGTTGTCTATTTTGACTTTACAAATAATTCAAAAGACAATGAAGCATTTATTTACAACTATAATGTCACTTGCTTTCAGAATGGAAAGGAACTTGACTATCCGTTAGCTAGTTTTGATGTTGACGAATATAATAATGCGGCAAGAGAATTACAGACAGGTGCGAACATTACAGTTGCAAGGATATACATACTAGAAGATAAGAGTGATGTTGATTTAGAGGTGACAGCTTGGGGTTCAAACAAGAAACTTATGAAGCTGACATTAAAAGTAGAATAAAAAAATCAGAACAAGTTGGGTAGATCTGTTCTGATTAGCACGTATGAGTGAATGTAAATTAACTTATACCAATAATAACAAATAAATAGCAAAATGACAAGGGCATTTCACTTAATTGTGAGGTGTCCTTTTTGTTACCCATTTTTAGGCAGAAAGGGGCGATTTAATGATAAGTGCTGTAATTATCGAGGGGGTGACATTCCCAGTAGCATATAACGGCTACACGTACACTAGGGCGAAAATTTGGTCTAAAAATACTGGAAGAAATGATGTTGGAGATTTAGTTGGTACGTTGGTGTGTCTTAAGGATAAGGTAGAGATACAATTACCACCGCTAACAGGACAGCAAGCCAAAGTACTTGATGATGTAGTGAGTGATGTTAATAACCCATTCCCAACAGCACAAGTCCTATTCTTAGGCGGTACACAAAAGGAAATGACAATCTATACAGGAGATGTGACATATCCATACCTCACAAGAGCAAAGAATGAGGACGGATTAATAGTCGGAGCAAAATTAAGTTTAATTCAGAAATAGAAAGAGGGTTCCACATGAAACTTAAAACAAGTGAGTTAATAGACAGATTTGAGAGTTTGAGCAACATATCGCATGACAAGACTACAGGCAGAATTGCCATGGCTGTTATGTGCAATATTAAGGCGTTAGAAGAGCTGTACAAGACAACGCTACAGACCATAGAAGATACTAAGATTAAGTATACAGACAAGGACGACAGTGGCGAACCAGTTGTCAACGATAATCAGTATCAGATTACATCAGAGAATTTAAAGAAGTTACAGGAAGAATTACAGGAAATCAATAAACAAGAGATTGAAGCGCCTGACATGACAATGCTTCCTATGGACGCATTCGACAAATGCGAAGAGATTACACCAGCTAAACTGTACTCAATCGAGTTTATGATAAACCATTAATTAATCAATAAAGGCGGTGTAGAATGAAGATATTAGACACAGCTATGACAGAAATTGTGAGCGGAAATAGTACAAGATACTATTCTAAGTATGTTGTTGATGAAAAAGAACATACTGAAACGCTTAACAATTTTAAATATCAAAATATAATAAATCCAAATAACGAAATCACGATAGGTAACACTTGTGCAAGCAGTGTTACCTTTTCTATTTATATGCCAACAGTAAGCCTTGAAAACAAGGAAATTACTGTATTTGAGGGCGTTAAGGTAAATGAAGAAATACAATATATTCAGTTAGGAATATTTACAGTTACTAAGCAGACAAGTGACGGAGAATATACAAGCTACGAAGCATACGACAGAATGTATAAGGCTGATATGCCTTATTTTTCTGATATGACATTTCCCAGCACAGATAAAGCTATTCTTAATGAGATATGCAGTAAGTTAGGCATATCTTTAGCAACAAACATAGTTACAGCACATACTATTAATGAAAAGCCGCAAGGATATACCTATAGGGAAATTATTGGCTATATGGCTATGCTACAAGGCAGTAATGCGGTAATTAATGCTGATGGCAACCTTGAATTAAGATGGTATAAGGATAGCGGCTATGTACTTGACGGACATAAGTATTATCAGCAGGGCGTTACATTCACAACAAGCAAGGATTTTATCATACAAAAATTGACATGTAACAATACTAAGAGCGGTTCTACGGAGCAAAGTGAGATTACTTCTGGCGACGGAGCAACAGGATTAACATTTGCCAATCCGTTTATGACACAGGCAATTCTTGACGAAATTTATAAAAAGATAGGTGGTTTTACATTCAGACCGCTTACAGTTAAGTTCGTTGGCGATTACCGATTGGAAGTCGGCGACATTATAACTGTCAATAAAGGCGGCGTTGATTACAAAGTACCTATAATGCAGATTACGCACGAATGCGACGGCGGTTTAATTAGCACAGCTACATCTATCGGACAATCTGATACAGAGAATACAAGTGTTGCTTCTGGACCTATTACTAAGCAGATGGAGCGATACTATGCTGACTTGATACTTGTAAATAAAGCACTTATCAATAAACTATCTGTTGATGAAGCTGATATCAGATATGCAAGCATTGAAACCTTAAAGGCTGTTAATGCTGATATTGATAACCTTAAAACAAATAAACTAGACGCAACATATGCAGATATCATTAATGCTAATGTGGAAAATCTTAAGGCAGCTAATGCTGAAATTACGCAATTAAAAGCCAATTCATTAACGGCAGATATAGCAGATTTAAAGTATGCACAAATTGATTTCGCTAATGTAAAAGGACAGGTTGTCACAACATCACTTATCAAAGATGGTGCGGTAACAAACGAAAAGGTGCAAAATTTATCTGCTAACAAAATAACATCAGGAACTATTGATGCTAGCAAGATAACAGTTACTAATCTTAATGCTGATAATATCACAGTAGGTACAATCAACGGAAAGCGTATTGGAAATGGTTCTATTAACCTTGATAAGCTATCTGAAGAAGTACCAACTAAGGAATATTTAGATAAAGTACAGGATGAGTTACAAGGACAGATTGACGGAAATATTGAAACATTTACTAAAACAGAGATACCAACCCTTAATAATGACCCTGCGGTAAATTGGACAGATAATGTTACAAGAAAGAAACATATAGGTGATATTTGTTATGTAGTTAATCCAGCTTCAAGCGCAGATGGGTATTCATATAGATTTGCTGATACTGGAACATTAGAAGCACCTAACTATGAATGGGTATTAATCAAGGATAGTGATGTTACTAAGGCATTACAAGACATTATTAATATCAATGGCGAAATTACAGGCATTAAGAATTTCAATGTTGAAGTAAGTTCTTGGAAAACAGATACAAGCGAAGAATTATCAAGCTTAAAGAAAAGAACAACCACGATTGAAACTGATTATTCTACTAAACAAGACGTTACCGACAAGATTAATGGTATTCAAGTGGGCGGTACAAATATGTTACTATGGACTACAACAATGCCAGGTAAGTTTAGTACAGATAGTAGTGGCGCTTCTTCAAAAGGTACAGTTTCATATCAATCTGATGGTAGTGCTTTTGTTATTAACAATAATTCAAATTTCCGTTTTCAATATCATCCTGATGTAAATGTTATGATTGGGGCAACATATGTTGTTTCTGCTTATTATAGAGATGTAAGTGGCGCACAGGCGCATCAATTTCAGATAGCATATACAACAGCAAGTGGAAAATATGCGGATTTTCATGGAGTAACAGGAACACGAGAAGTAGGAGATGGTTGGAAACAATCGTACTTAGTATTTACAATTCCAGATACTATAAAGACTTCAAACTTAATAACTGTATATTTAAGAAGTGGCGCAGACTATACTTTGTATAATCATAGCTATTATATTAAAAATGTCAAATTAGAATTAGGCAATAAAGTAACAACTTGGTCGCCTGCACCGGAAGATGTAGTTGATGCTATAAATACAAAAGTCAGCACAACAGTTTTCAATGAAGTTAAGCAGACCGTAGACGAGAATAGTGCTAACATAACTAAAATGACGGAAACTATAAAAACAAAAGCGGATGGAAGTACAGTTACAACATTAACGAATACTGTTAATTCTGTTAAGCAGACTGCTAATAGCAATTCATCAAGTATTTCTAGCTTGACAACAACTGTTAGTAATGTGCAGACAACTGCTAACACAGCTAAATCAACAGCGAATACTGCAAAATCTACTGCTGACACTGCAAACAACACCGCAAATACAGCGAAGTCAACGGCTGATAGTGCGAAGTCAACAGCTACAACTGCAAACAACACCGCAAATACAGCGAAGTCAACGGCTGATAGTGCATTAACTAAAGTCAATACGCTTACAACTACTGTAACAAGCCAAGGTTCAAGCATAACGCAGTTACAGACTAGCATTAACAATAAGGTTTGGAAAACAGATATAACTGAAAGCGTTAACAACCTTCAAGTTGGTGGTAGAAATTTACTAAAAGGAACACATAAGACAGAGGTAACATATACATATCCAACTTCTGGTTGGGTTGATAGAGGAAGCTGGGTAACAACCGTGCCATTGGATGCAGATTATTACACTTTATCTTTTTGGGCAAAATCTACAAAGGCAGGAGATAAAATAAGGATACATTTTTATAATCCATCAAACAGTGTGTTACAACAAGGTAGCCAAGGACAAACTCACGTAAGCGGAGATGGAACGTGTAATTTTGTTTTATCAACGACATTAACACATTATTGGGTTACTTATAGGTTACAAACAAAGAATAGCACCAGAAATGTAGCCATTCCAAGATTGTTCGCAGGTTGGGGTAGCGGAACACTTACATTTAAGTGGGAAAAAGTAGAAGAAGGCACAAAAGCAACCAGTTGGTCGCCAGCACCAGAAGATGTAGATAGTTCTATAAATGCTGTAGATAATAAGGTAACAACTGTAAGTAATTCATATACAGCCCTTAATCAAACAGTCAGTAGCTTATCAACAGAAGTGTCTCAGACACAGCAAAACCTTACAAATAATTATAGTACTACAACTACTATGCTTAACAAGATTACACAAGACATTAAAGATGGTCGTTCAAGTATTAGTTTAGCACTTAGTGGAACTTACGCTAAGTCAAGCGATGTATCAAAAACCTATGCAACTAAAACAAGCCTTAATTTATACATCAAGAAAGACCCTAAAACAGGTGAACTTAAGTCTGCTATTGAAGCTATTGCGGATACAATTAACATTACTGCAAGGGGCGGTCTTAACTTAAGTGGCAATAGATTTACTTTAAGTAGTACTAATACTAGCATTACTGCTGACGGAACAATAACTTGCAATAATCTTATCGCAAATGGCGGAAAAATCGCACAATGGAATATAGCTAATAATTCTATTAATTCAACTACATCTGATAGTAAATATTGGGCAGGTATGACAACGCCATCAAAAGGTTCAGATTGGGTATATGCTATTATGTCTAATAGTGGTACTGCAAGTGTCCCAAGCTGGAGTCCTCAATGGTATGTTGCAGGTAATGGATTTATGTATGCTGCTAGTGCGGCTATTGCAGGGAGTATTACAGCTACTAAATCTGGAGTGTTAACTACGACAGTAGATGCATCCGGAATATCTGTTACCGGAAGTGATAATTCAACAGTTATTACAGCGCAAGGCTTTCTTACTAATCAATATTTAGGTTCTACGATTGATTGTAGAGGTACTATATTTGATGGAATGCTTATTTATCCAAAAGGAAAAACTGATTTAACTTATGAGTGGGTTGCAAAGCTTAGTAACAAATCTATAGCAATAAGTCCAAACAATAATATAAGTGTAGATTATTGTACTAAAATGACAAATGAAGAAATATCTATTAGAGGAGAACTTGGAAGCAGCGCTTATGCAATTATGGCAACATATGGTTTTTCTACAGGTGGCAACCTTTATTGCGGTGGCACTAAAAACAGAATGGTTGAAACTGAACATTTTGGCACAGTTTTACAAAATGCCCTTGAAACGCCAACGCCTACTTTTGAAGATTACGGAGAGGGTGTTTTAGATGAAAGTGGTAAATGCAGAATATACCTTGAAGACAAGTTTATTGAAACAATAGATACAAATACAGAATATACAATATTCCTTACAAAATATGGGGTAGGGGATATATATGTAAGTGATAGGCAACCGGATTATTTTGAGGTAACAGGAACGCCTAATCTTACATTTAGTTGGCAATTATTAGCTACACAAAGGGACTATAACAGTATAAGACTTGACGAAAAAACAGATAGCATTATTGACAAAGTTAATAGCGATGAACTGTTTAAAATGACAACAGAATTTATCGAGGAATGGGAAGGAGATTTAGATTATGCAGAATAAAAGAATTGTGACAAGCGTAACAAGTTATAAAACAGAGGTAGGCAACATATTGGCACTTACTTATAGTGAAGTTGACAGTAACGGAAATATCGTTAAAAGAAATGCAAAGTTGCAGAAAGTAGTTGTAGATGACACAGCAAATGCTCACATAGAAGCATTAAAGACGTTTGCACAAGGCATTGTAGATGAAATAGAAGAATAAATAGGAGGTAAAACACAATGTTAGACATCAACTCATCAATTCAGAAGAACGGAACATTATCTGTTCAAAACTCAGACGGAACACTTAAACAGGTGGCTTATCTGTCAGCCACAATAAGCGAAAGTGGCACAGTTAGTATGTCAGCTAGCTTTAATGATTTTGCGGCATACTTAGCAAATGATGCAGCACTAGACAGCGAGCTTAAGAGCTTTCTTGACGGTGTTAAAAACACATACAAGGCAACATACAGCACAGAAGATAACACAATTAGTTCAGATGCAGTAGATATAACAGGAACAACAGAAAGTGAGGTATTTTAGTATGATTAAGTGTGGAGATTTTTCAGCGTGGAATGGTGATATTGACTGGGATAGAGTTAAGGCGGCAGGACTTACTCACGCTGTCCTTAAGGTTATCAGACGTGATTTTGACCCAGATAAGCAGTTTGAAAATAACTGGAAAGGCTGTCAGTTAGCAGGTGTACATATCTGCGGTGTATATAACTATGTATACACACCGACAGTAGAAGAAGCTATTGCGGCGGCTAACAGAGTGCTTGAAGTGCTTGACGGACGTAAGGTGACAGTTTGGATGGATGTTGAAAATACTTGTATGCAAAACTTAGGTTCAGAGCTTATCGACATTATAAAGGCATATAAAGAGGTTATTGAGGGTGCAGGATATAACTTTGGCGTATATACTGGCTTATCATTCTATGGTAGCTACATCAAGCCTTATACAAACCCTAGCGACTTAGATTGTCCGTTCTGGATTGCACGTTACTACTTAGGTTATGATGAAATGCAGTTAAATGATGATGTTAACGCAGATAAGACACCCAGTATCGACCATTATCTTGCGGGGTGGCAGTATACTTCTAGCGCAAGAATTGACGGTGTAGACGGAGTTTGCGACTTATCAGAATTTTATGGCTTTCATAATGAAGAAGATAACGCAGAGGATAACAGTGAAGAAGATAACGCAGAGGATAACGCAGATGAACACGTATATGCTACATACGCCGCTTATACAGACAGATGGTGGGGCGAAGTAGAGGACAGAGAAGATTGGGCTGGCGCAGGTGACAATAAAGCTATCACAGCACTTATTATCAAGGTTAGCAGAGGTTCAGTTAAGTACAGAGTTCATACACTTAATGGTGATTGGCTTCCTTACGTTACAGATTTCAATTATAATGATTTCTACAACGGCTTTGCAGGCGACCAGAAAACACCGATAGATGCCGTAGAAATCATCTACTATACACCAGAGGGTGAGCCTTGGAAGTATGCTAAGTATATGGTATCTGTATTCAACAATAGAAACTTCTATCCAGAGCAGATAGATGATGAAACATCTAACGGAATGGACGGATATGCAGGTGTTATGGGTAATGCAATCGACAAGTTCCAGTTAGTTGTCGAATAGTGTCAGAATAACACGACCGAAAGTATTTGAAATATACTAACGATAAATGTATAATAAACTTGTCTTTGAGAAAAGACCCTTAAACATTTTCAAGTTCTGGCAGGCGATATTGTTTGATTGGCGTTGGCAATATCGCCGCTACACTTGACACAATAGAACGTGTGTTCTATAATAATCGTATCGCTATCAAACGTGCAAAGGCAAGAGAGGGGAGTGCAGGTTTATGAGTAATGAGGAATACAGACAAAAGATAACAAAAATGATTAATAAAATAGAAGATAACTGGATATTAGAACAAATATTTAAGTTTATATGTAATATGACAAAAGAGAGGGCGTAAACCCTCTCTTTCTTACTTTTCGTCTAGTAATTTCTTTGCGATACTTTCCAAGCATTCCCAATCTTTAGGTTCAAGCCTTGCCAATGCACTAACAAGCTTCTTTTCAAAGCTGTTATCGTTTAATTCCATAACTTCATTAACAAAAGCACCAATCTCTTGTTCTCTTGTTCTCGATTTGAGCATTTTCCCATTGCCAGTTCGCAGCCATTCTTCATTGACATTAAATTCTCTGCAAATATCAGAAATAGTTCTGTCTGATGGAGTTTTTGTTCCGATTTCCACTTGGGCAATAAAATTTCTCGACAAACCGATTCGCTTAGAGAATTCTTCTTGTGTCATACTTAAAGACTTTCTTAGGCTCTTTATCCTTTCATTCATCTTCAAACCTCCTTTCATCATTACTATACAACAAAAAAAGTCCCTAAGTCAACAAAAAACTATTGACAAGATGTTTCTAGGGGACTATACTATGTTTACAAGGTCAACAGAAAGGAAGTGAAAACAAAGAATGAAAAAGTTAAGACTTTGTGACATAGCATTAATAACATCAATAATCGCTGTTGTTATTGCAATATTGAATATTTCACTTACGATAATTGACTTACTATTTTGATTATTAAATCAGATAAACTGATTATTATTGCAATAATTGAAATCGCAAGTGAAATTTTTGAGTATTTACTAGAAGAAGCAGCATTTTTATTAGCAGTGTCTGCTAATGATTGAGCGGATTTAGCAGTATCTTGTGCTGATTGAGCCAATTTTTCTAAAGCAGGAACAGTATTTTTTAAATATTCTGATTGACTTTCCATTAATTCATATGGAGATTTGCCTTTTTCATAATTAGGCATTTTCATATTTGGAACTGTTGGCTTGATAAACATATCATCTAAATTTGGATGATTTGGAACATATTGCATAGTAGTACTCCTTTGTTTTTTTTAACACATTATATCACAGAAAGGAAGTGAATTGAATGAGTGAAAAGGAAAAGGAAATCATCAAGAAGTTATCCGATACAATACCAAAACTTGATGATAGCAAGAAAAATTACATTCTTGGTGTCGCTGAGGGAATGGCAATGGTAAGAGAGAGCGAAAAGACAGAAAGAAAGGAGTAAGAATGAGTAAAATTAAAAAATGTGTAAGCATATTTTTGAATAAGCATTTTGTGAAATGGAAATTTTTACAGAGTACATTTGTTATTCCATTTCAAAAAAATGGGAAGATGTATTTGCATATTTCACAGGTTTGTGAAAACGGAACAAGAGTTATAAAAAGAACTTTCCTCATTGAGCATTTGGTTGATGATAACTTGGCGGTTACGAACCAAACACTCGCAGAGGAAGAAAGAGTGTTTAAAAACCCTACATTATTTTAATCCATGTAGTATATCCACACTCATCGCACTCTGGTAATGTTTCACCACGATGTTTTATAGAAACAATTCCGTTGTCGTTTTCGTTACCACACTGCATACATACATATGTACCACAGTTTACAGTGTCGTATGTACTAAATGTTTCAGAGTAATGATTATCCATATTTTCACCTCTTTTCTCAATAGAATAAGAGGATTATATCACAAATTACAGATTGAGAGGTAATAACAATGAATGAAGTTCAGATTGATTTATTAAAAAACTATATACTTGAGGATTTAGAAAAAGCAAGAAAAAGCGACATATCTGCAAAAGAAAAGGCAGAATTAGAAATTTCAGCTTTAAGAGCACTTGTAGAGCTAGAAAACAGTCCGGTAGCCGCAAGAATTGACAAGGCTTATGAAGCTTTTACGACACAGCAGAATAAAATAGATATTAATAAAAATTTTTATGATAAGGTTACTGAATATTGCAACGAAAAGAAAATGCCAATATCAGTATTTGAGAAAATGTGCAGCATTGGTAATGGAACGTGTGGTCGTTGGAAAGATAGTATGTCATCTCCAACATTAACTACTATACAGAAGATTGCAGAAGCAACAAAAATTCCGATTGAAAAATGGGTTAGATAAGAAAGGGTATATTTATGGAGTTACAGATTTTTAGCAATTCAGAGTTTGGAGAAATCCGAACCATTACTAAAGATGATGAACCTATGTTCTGCTTGGCTGATGTGTGCAAGGCATTGGAAATATCAAATGTAGGAAATGTTAAGCAGAGGTTATCTGAAAAGGGTATCCATACTGCGGATACCCTTACAAAGGGTGGAATGCAGAAAATGATATTTATTAGCGAGGCTAATCTTTACAAGACAATCTTTCAGAGCCGCAAAGAAAGCGCAGAGAGATTTACAGATTGGGTTACATCAGAGGTACTTCCGTCAATCAGAAAGACAGGCAGTTATGGTATGCCAAAGACAACAGGCGGTCAGATACAGTTATTAGCACAGGGCTATACAGAACTTGAACAGGCTGTTAACTCTATCAAAGAAGATATGACAGAGCTTAAGGATAACACACCTCTTTACGGCTGTGAGATTGATGAGGTCAAACAGCACGTTAATAGAAAAGGCGTAATTGTACTTGGTGGCAAGGATAGCGAAGCTTATAAGAATGGCAGTATTCGCAGTTCAGTATATTCTGACATATATAAGCAGTTAAAACGTGAGTTTGGTTGCGTGACAACATATAAGAGCATAAGAAGAAAGTACATTGATAATGTACACAAGTTTATAGATGATTATGCGTTGCCTATGGTCCTTGCTGAACAGGTAAAAGAAGCTAATGCACAGATAGGTATGAGTTTTTAAGAAAGGAGTAAGAGTTGGAAAGGCAAAGATACACAATAACAGACAAAAATGGAAAAAGCGTAATCGCCGAGAAAGAAGCTTCTCGTTTTATAAGCATTGATGAATTTGCGCAGCATATCGCTATGGATATTGTGGATGATTACAGAAATATTAAAAGCGGCGATAAGCGCCTTGAAGAAACTAACATTGAGCTATCAATCAAAGTACTTACCGCCATTTCCCCAGTAATCGAAGCATTTAGAAGTGCTTCAGGTTACGGAACGGATTGTTAGTCGCTACGGCTTTTGCTAATTGCAGTTCTTCAGCAGGCACTGAACTGATGATTTCTGAATAGTATTGGTCGTACAGTTTTCTAAAATCATCATATGAGCCATTATAACCACAAATTTTAGCGGTAGCATAAGCTGATATATATTTTTCAGCAGTCATATTTCACCTCTTTCCTATAAAAAGATAAGAGGATTATATCACAATTTTTAAAATAAGGAGAAGCTTATTAATTAGAAAGGAGTTTTAGCAGATTGATATTTATTATTTCTGAAAAAGGCGAAAGAGAGCAGATTAATGAGGTAGAAAAGCTTGAAATCCTGGCACACATTGGCAGAAGAACAAGTTACCTCTTAGGAAGAAATAAGCATTGTGAACTCTTAAGAAGAGTAGTTGTAAATGACATTTTAGGGCAGTTAAGGCACGAATTCGGGTGTGGTTTGAGTGAACTGAAAAAGAAGTACATAGCAGACACTCACGATTATATCGACTGCTACGAACTGCCTATGATAATGAAAGAGAGATATAAACTATGATACAAGGGTTTATGTTGGGCGTTGTTGTCGGAATGATACTAGAAACTATATGTATTGTAGTTACAACATCAAAGATTAAAGCAAAAGAAAGGAAAGAACAGTATGAAACAGGTAAATGAGAAAGTAATAACAGTACAGGATTGTATTGATATGTACGAGAAAAAGGATATGTATACAGTTATTGACGGCGGTAAAGTTGTTGGATTTGTAGAAAAGAGAGAGGAGAACTAAAGATGAAAGAGAGAAATAACAATATTACAGTTTTTGGGTTAGTTGCAGAAGAACCAGCTTTTAATCACGAGGTTTTTGGAGAAAAATTCTTTAAGATGATGATTTCTATTGACAGGGTTAGCGGAGCAGTAGATACACTTCCTGTTCTTATATCTGAAAGAATTGTAGATATGAACGAATTAAAAGCAGGTACTTGCGTAATGATTACAGGAAGAATAAGAAGCTACAATGAGCATATAGGTGAAAAAAGCAAGTTAATATTAGCAATCTTTACTGAAAATATAGAGATATATGAAAACGAGGAAGAGCCGCCTTTTAATAATGATGTAGTTCTTAGAGGTTTTATCTGTAAAGAACCTAATTACAGGGTAACACCTCTTGGGAGAGAAATAACAGATGTTCTCATAGCTGTTAACAGAGCATATGGCAAGCCAGACTATATACCTTGCATAACTTGGGGCAGAACAGCTAAGTTTGTCGGTCACTTGCCAGTAGGAACACATATAGAAATGACAGGTAGGTTTCAGTCAAGACCTTATACAAAGAAGATAAGTGAAGACAAAATCGAAAACAGAGTAGCTTATGAGGTATCAGTAGGCAGAGTTGAGATTGTAGAGGAAAAGGAGAATGCTGATGAATAGTGATATTACAGTTTCGGAATTAGCTGCTATGGCAGCAGATAATGAAAAGCGTTGTCAAGTATGGCATCCAGTTCAAGGTGTTATATTTGATGGCACGTTTGATGAACTTGACAGACGGCATTATCTGGCAGATAAGACAGTTGATAACTTCTCAATAGAAGATGATGTATTCATTATGAATATATAAATAAAGAAAGGATATGTTTATGGAAAGAGCGATTTTAAAAAAGGTAGTTCTTGAAAACTTTATGTGCTACGCACACGCAGAGTTTGATTTTTATGCCATTACAAAGATTATGACTAAGAATGGCAAGGGCAAGTCAACTATTGCCACAGCTTATCTGTGGTGCTTGTTTAACTGTGATTATGAATTAAAGGATAATCCGGTTGTCAGACGAGAGGTTGACGGAAAGTCCGTTGATGATATGGATACAAGTGTTGAACTTACACTTGATGTTGACGGAAAAGAAATAACTATGAAGAAAGTGCAGAAGCGTACTTACAGCAAAGATGGCAGCAGTTATAAGGACGATAACAAGTACTTTATCAATGATGTGCCTAAGACTTTAAAGGATTTCAACACATACCTTGATGCTGATATGAATGCATTCAAGATGTGTAGTAATGTAAATGCTTTTCTTAATCAGAAGCCGGCAGAAATGAGAGAATACTTATTCGGTCTTGTGGGAGATGTTACAGACCTTGATATTGTTTCACAGAAAGCCGAATTAGCCGAGTTAGTTCCTTTACTTAATAAATATACAGTTGAGGAATTATCCGCTATGAATAAGGCTACCAAGACCAAAATTACAAAGGATTTGCCTATTCTTGACGGACAGATTAAGGAAAAGGAGCGTGACATTCAGCTTAAACAGGCTATTGAAGTATCTAACCTTGAATTACAGAAGAACAGCCTTAAAGAGCAGATTGCTGATTGCATGGCAAAGCAGACTGACAATGACAAGCTGATAGCTGAATATGACAAGGATAGTTCGGATATTCTCAACTTGAAGTTTGAACTTAGCGATATGTCACGCAAGGCTAATGAAGAAAATGTTAAGGCTAGAAGGAATCTTGAATCGCAGATTAGTAACCTTAATTATGTAATTGATGATGGAAAGAAGTCTGTTAGAAATGAAGAAGAAATTGTCGGATTTAACAAAGAGAAGATAGAAGAGCATCAAAGAACACTCGATGTTAGCAGAGAAGAATGGAAAGCTGAAAAAGAGCGTGAATTTGACGAGAATAGCCTTATTTGTCCTTATTGTAAACAGGAATACCCAGAGGATAAAAAAGAGGAATTAAGGGCAGATTTTAAGGCACATAAAGAAAATGAACTTAACAGAATTACTGATAAGGGCAACACAGCTAAAGAAATGCTTGATGAAGCTAAAAAGGCATTAGATGAAGCTGAACAGGAATTGACCGACAGAAAGCAGAAGTTAGAAAAGCATTTAGTTGATTTAGCAGACATTAAAAAGCAGTTCGCAGAACTTCCACAGGAGATTGATGTATCAGCCACCGAGGAATATAAGGCACTTGAACAGAAGATTGCCGAAAAGGAACAGGCTATGCACAAAGCTAATGATATTTCAGCAGTCAAAGCTGAATTAAAGGCACAGGAAACAGTTTTAAGGCAGCAGTTAGCAGAATGTGAAAGCCAGATTGCAAAGTCAGATACGGCAGCAGATGAACAGCGACTTGAAGAATTAAAGCAGACAAGGATTGATTCTGAACAGAATAAGACTAATGCTGAGAAAATCCTTGATTTACTTGATGAACTTGACAAAGCGAAGAATGAAGCCTTGACAGAAGCAGTAAACAGCCATTTTGGGTTAGTTAAGTGGCAGTTGTTTGAATATGCCAAGAATGGTAATTACAAGAGTTGTTGCATACCTACAGTTGACGGAAAAAGTATTTTAACAACCATGAGTAACAAGGGCAACAGGATTTTAGGCAGAGTTGATATTTGCAACTCAATTCAGAAGATTAGTAGCATATCAGTGCCTATTATTTTAGACGATAGTGAGAGTTTAGATGAAGATAATCAGAAAAAAGTTGTTGAAATGGTAGATAGCCAGTTGATTATGCTGATTGTTAATAATAGCGAGAAATTAGAGATTGTGGAGGGATAATATGACTTCTATATTAGAACGTTCATTCAATTTCAATGGCTTTAATTGTTATGTGATAATGCGGCATATGGGCGACAGCTGTTACAGATGTGGATATGTGCAGGTTTCTAAGAGGTTGCCTATCAATACAGCAAGTATAGATTGCCACGGCGGTATCACATATGCAAACAAAGAAGCACCTAGTCCGCTTGAAATTGATGATAAAAACAAGTGGTACATTGGATTTGATTGTGCTCACGCATTTGATACTACGGATTTTTGGACTGTAAGCAGGGTTAGCGATGAATTAAGACAGATTGTTGGACAGATTTTAAGTGGAGAAAGTGAGGAAAGCTGATGAGTGTAAAAGGGTATAAAGCATTTAACAAAGGAATGATATGCAGAGGTAAGCAGTACGAAGAGAACACTACTTATGAAGAAAATGGAAATGAGATATGCGAAGCTGGTGTGATGCATTATTGTGAAAATCCATTTGATACACTGGACTATTACCCTCTTGTAAACGAGAATGGCGAGATTTCAGAATTTGCAGAAGTTGAGCCGCTGGGAAAAGTTTTTAAAAGAGAAAACAAATGTGCAACTAATAAGCTTCACATTAAAGCCAAGTTGGGCTTAAAAGGTTTTATTAAGGCTTGCGTAGATTTTACTCTGGAGAAAACGAAGATTGAGGAAATTGAAGATGGCATAGAAAATGACAATGGCAATAATTCCGCAAAGATAGGTTCAAGTGGAGATTCCGCACAGATAGGTTCAAGTGGAGATTCCGCAAAGATAGGCTCAAGCGGAGATTCCGCAAAGATAGGCTCAAGCGGATATTCCACACAGATAGGTTCAAGTGGAGATTCCGCACAGATAGGCTCAAGCGGATATTCCGCAAAGATAGGCTCAAGCGGATATTCCGCAAAGATAGGTTCAAGTGGAGATTACGCAAAGATAGGTTCAAGTGGAGATTACGCAAAGATAGGTTCAAGTGGAGATTCCGCACAGATAGGTTCAAGTGGAGATTCCGCAAAGATAGGCTCAAGCGGATATTCCGCAAAGATAGGCTCAAGCGGATATTCCGCACAGATAGGTTCAAGTGGAGATTACGCAAAGATAGGCTCAAGCGGAGATTCCGCACAGATAGGCTCAAGCGGAGATTCCGCACAGATAGGTTCAAGTGGAGATTCCGCAAAGATAGGTTCAAGTGGAGATTACGCAAAGATAACATCCAAGGGTAAAAATTCAGTTGTTATGGCAGCGGGCTATAATTCAATAGCAAAAGCAAAAATCGGTAGTTGGATAACGTTAGCTGAATGGATTAGAACTGATAAAACAAATGATAGTGGTAAGTATATATGGATTCCTAAGTGTGTAAAAACAGAATGTGTAGACGGAGAGCGTATCAAAGAAGATACATTCTATAAATTAGTTAATGGCGAATTTAAAGAAGTAGAAAGCGAGGAATAATTATGGCAGAGAATACACAGTTAGTTGAGTATGAATCAAATGGGGAAATGGTAAAAATTTCTCCAACAATGATAAGAAGATACCTTGTAAGTGGCGGTGGTAATGTATCTGACGGAGAAGTAATGATGTTTATGTCATTATGCAGATACCAGCACTTAAATCCGTTTTTGAGAGAAGCATACCTTATTAAGTATGGAAGCAACGACCCAGCCACAATAGTTACTGGAAAAGATGTTTTTACAAAGAGAGCCAATGCAGACCCACGATATAAGGGAAAGAAAGCAGGAATTGTTGTAATTAAAAAGGACGGAGCTGTTGAAGAGCGAGAGGGAACAATGGTTTTACCTAACGAAACTATCGTAGGTGGCTGGGCAAAAATTTTTATTGACGGAAAGGAGGACGAGTATCAGTCAGTAGGCTTTGATGAGTATGCAGGAAGAAAAAAAGACGGCTCGCTCAATAGCCAATGGGCGAAAAAACCGGCTACAATGATTAGAAAAGTAGCTGTTGTACAGGCTTTGAGAGAAGCTTTCCCGGACAGATTTCAAGGGTTATATGCGCAGGAAGAATTTCAGAATATATCAGATGTGAAACTTGATACAGAAAAGGTTGTTGCTGATGAGATTAAAGAAAACGCAAATAGCGTTGATTTTGACGAATCAGACATTATCGACAGTACAGCTACAGAAGTAGCCGAAGAACAGGCAGAAGATAGCACATTACCACCATTTATGCAGGCAGAATAGGAGTTTGAGTATGAGAGTAATTTCACAGGACGGAACAGTAGATATCCCATATGATTATTTTTTATTATCTATAGATAGTGGAAAATTTTCGGACGGAGAAATTGCAATTATCTATTGTCGTAATTTATCATCGCCGGATGGCACAAAGTTAGCTAGATATTCAGCTAAAGAAAAGGCAATTAAGGCTATGGAAATGCTTAAGGAGCATTATGGTTTACTTTCGTTTATGAAGCTTATAGCAGGTACGACAAAATATGAAAGCTTTATTAGAAGCTTTACCGAAGATGGTTTTATCAAAGCTACAACAGAGTACTTTCAGTTCCCACAGGATGATGAAATCGAGGTGTGAGTATGGCAAAACACACAATGCAGGAGTTATACCAATGGCAGGCATTACCACTGAATATCAAGGTTTTAATGACAGCGGAGAGAATAAGAAACTGGGTAAATGAATTTGGCGAAGATGGCGTGTATCTGTCATTTAGCAGTGGCAAAGACAGCACAGTTTTAGGACATATAATCAGAGTAGTTTGCGGATATAAAAATATTCCTTTTGTGTTCGTAGATGTCCCGACACAATATCCAGAGTTGAAGCAGTTTGCCAAGACTTTTGATAACCTTGTGATTTTAAAACCTAAGATTTCATTCGCAGAAGTTTGTGAAAAGTATGGATTTCCGATGATTAGCAAGGAAGTGTCAAATTGTGTAAGCGGTGCAAGAAAATATGTTAAATACCTTGACAGTCAAAAATCTAACAACACAATCTTAACAGACAGACAGACAGACAGACAGACAGACAGACAGACAGACAGACAGACAGACAGACAGACAGACAGAGAGACAGTTCCGTATGCTTGCTATATGGCAGACCTGTTAGGAATAGACAGGAGAATAAACAAGCAGAACGAACAATACAAAAGTTTGCAGATGGGAGTTATCCCTAGCGGTTCAGAATACAGGTTACGCAGACTGAACGGAGAACTGACAGATAGTAAAGGCAATTATAGTCAGTTTAATCAAGAAAAATATAAATTCTTTCTTGACGCACCATTTGAGATAAGTGACTTATGTTGCAACATTATGAAGAAAAAGCCTGCACACGATTACGAAAAAGAAACAGGCAGAAAGCCGATTATAGCGACTATGGCAAGTGAAAGCGTTATGCGTACACAGAAATGGTTACAGGACGGCTGTAATGCTTTTAATGTCACAAGACCACATAGCAATCCTATGAGCTTTTGGACGGAACAGGATGTGCTTTTATACATCAAAGAAAATAATCTGCCAATATGTTCCGTTTATGGCGAAGTAGTTACAGATTATGAAGCTATGGGGCAATGTGAAAATCAGATGTCATTTGCTGATTTTGGAATTTTTGATAAGGAAAGACCATTGCTGAAAACCACAGGATGTCAAAGAACAGGCTGCGTACTGTGCGGATTCGGATGTCACTTAGAGAAAGAAAGCAGATTTTTAAGGCTGAAAGAAACACATCCTAAATTCCATAATCTGCTATATGTCTTGAAAAACAATGGCGTGACATACGCAGAAGCTATTGACTGGGTTAATGAACACGGAAATATGAATATTAAGTATTAAAGGAGTACTTAAATGAAACTTAAATGTATCGCAACCGGAAGTACGGGAAACTGCTACATCTTAACTTCCAACAGTGGAGAAACACTTATCCTTGATTGCGGAATACCGATTAAGGAGATTAAAAAAGGCTTAGATTGGCACATAAGGGGGATAAAGGGTGTGATTATAAGTCACACCCACCTCTAGACCATAGTAAGTCATTGAACGATTTTAAGCCTATGGGAATACCGATACTTGCACCATATTTAGGCAATAGCTGTAAATCAATGAACATGGGCGAATTTACAGTAAAACCCTTTGATTTAACAACAATAGGCGGAAATTGGACGCACACAGACGCAAATGGCGAACCATGTCCGATATATGGCTTTTTGATTACTCACAAGGAAATGGGAAGAATGCTTTACATAACCGACACAAATTTAATCAAGTGGAGATTTAAAGATATAAACCATATTCTCTTGGGTGTGAATTATGACAAGGATTTAATCGACAGGGATAACACAGGCAAGGCTAATCACGTATTCAGAGGTCATTTATCCATTGACACAGCTTGTGATTTTGTTAAGGCAAATCATTCAGATAGCTTGCAGAATGTCATAATGTGCCATTTATCAAGTGAAAATTCTGATAGAGATAGTTTTATCGAGAAGATGAAAAAAGTTGCTTGTGGGGCGAATGTGGATGTTGCGGAAGTAGGAAAAAGTTGGGATTTAAAAAATCCTAGTGAGTGTCCGTTTTAGAAAGGAGATTATATGTCAAGAGAAATTTGCGGAGAATGCAAATATAACAAGTATTCTACAACAGAAAAGGAATTTTATTGTAGCAATACCGATAGCGACAATTACGGAATAGCGACTATGTATGATGATAGTTGCGAAGATTTTGAAGAAAAGGACGATTAAAGGAAGAAAGGAGACGTAATGGAGAGATTAACAAAGACTTACTCAAATGGAACACACGGAGCTTCTGATAGCTTACCTTGCGGAGAAAACAGTTACGATTATAAGAATTTGCTGATAGAAAGATTAGGCAAATATGAGGACTTAGAGGAACAGGGCAGACTTGTTAAATTGCCTTGCAAGGTGGGAGATACAGTTTATTGTATTTTCAACAGATACACTAAATGTACATTTAACAATGAGGAATTCGATGAATGTAGTTGCCAAGGGTGCGAGTATGAGTGCGACAGCAAAAAAGAAAATTATGTGCAAGATATGAGGGCATATAGCCTTGATTGGATTGTAACAAATTTGAAGAATTTTGGCAAAACTGTATTCTTCACAAAATCAGAAGCCGAAGCAAAACTGAAAGAATTGAGGTGCAACAATGATTGATTGTAATGTTTGCAAGCATAAAGATTGTATAGAATGTAAACACGGAGAGTTGCTCGAGAGGAACAATGTGTCAGAACCTAAAAAAATATCAGTTAGTAACGGAAAAGAATATTGCGGACATTGCGGCTATTTGTCTGAATATGCCAGAGGATATAAAAAGTTTTACTGTATTAGGTGTGGCGGACTTAATTTAAGAAGTTGGAAGAATTGAGAGGTGGAGAATGAAAGTATTCAAATGGGATGATTACTATGATACAGAACATTGTCCTCATTGTGGCAGAATAAGGCTTATGATAGCCCGTACAGAATATGGAATTAAAAGAGTTTGCGAAAAGTGCGGATGGTGCGTTGAGGATAATAACTACTTTGTGGAAGATGAAACAATCGAGGAAGAGAGGTAAGGAAATGGGCAATAACTGTAATTGTAAACACAATCACAACTCTAATTCAGATGAGCCTTGTTGCAGATGTGATAGTAAAGTTTCAGAAAATGATGATACAAAAAACAAAGTTACATCTCTTGAAATTATCGTAAGGATGATAGACAACAAGCCATATTACGAAATCAAGTACAAAAAAGTCGGCGAAGATTATTACCATGTAGGTTACAGTTCATTCAATATTGATAATGTATTGAAATGGCGTAATGAGTGTTTTGAACTTGTTGATGTGAAAGCGACCAATGCCGACAGGATAAGAAATATGTCGGATGAAGAGCTGGCAGAGTTTCTTATAACTTTTAAAAATACGTTTGGCGAAGAATACGAAGGAGAAGCTAGTTGTATGGATTGGCTTCAATCAGAAGTGGAAGAAACCGCAACAAATATGAAAAACTTAGATGTAAGGAGATAATAACTATGAATCGTGTAATTTTATGTGGAAGGGTTGTTAGAGAGCCAGAGATTAGATATTCACAGACAGCAAGTGGAAGTATGGCAGTAGCAAGATACACATTAGCCGTTGACAGAGCTTTCAAGAAAGAGGGCGAACAGGCAGCAGACTTTATTAACTGTATTGCGTTTGGTAAGAATGGAGAGTTTGCAGAGAAGTATTTACATCAGGGAACTAAGATTATCGTTGAGGGCAGATGGCAGACAGGCAACTACACTAACAAGGACGGACAGAAAGTCTACACAAATGATTGCGTTGTTGAAAGACACGAATTTTGCGAAAGCCGTGCTAATCAGCAGAACAATAATAACAATGGAATTATGGGCGGTAATGCTAGTTCAGACAGCTTTATGTCAATTCCAGACAATGTAGCTGATGAGGGATTACCATTTAATTAAAGAGGTGTGAGTATGGAACTGTTTGACGCTGATAAATTAATTGAGGATATTCACAAAAGAAATTATATCAGTAAGGCTTTATCTGAAATATTTGAAACTATCATTGATGAACAACCAATAGCTTTTAGTATGGGAGCTAAACCTATTGATAATTTCGTAGACCCGTTTAAATCAAGAACCGCAACGGAAAATAACCTTGTTGAAGAAAATGCAGAACAATTAACGGTTAATGATATTGATAAGGTTGTGAAACAGCTTGAAGACGAAAGAGAGCTATCATACGCAGATTTTGACAAATATGTTGAAGAAGTCAGTCCTTGTCTTGATGCAGAATATGATAATAGTTTTCAAAGAGGTTTAGAAAGGGCAATTAAGATAATAAAGGCAGGTGGAATTAATGGATAGAGATTGCAATAAATGTATACATCATACTACAGGAACTTGCAGTACTTTTAACTGTGAATTTGTAACAGCTGATGATGTAAGAAATAAGGCTATTGACAATTTTACAAAAGCTGTTGAAGATGCAGGGCTTATCTTTGTTGATGATATGTTTAAGCTAGAAGAGCTTGCGGAACAGCTAAAGGCAGGTGATAACAGTTGAATTATCAGAACATAGCAAGAGCCAAGGCGATAGAACAGGAAAACAAAAAGCGACTATTGAAGCTAAACTCGAAACTGAATGACAAAAGCGGAATATATTTTCTACTCCGAGAAGATGAAAACGGATTTAAGTATGCGTATATCGGGCAGGCGTTACATACACTTAGCAGATTGGCAAGCCACCTTGTAGGTTATCAACAGCACATAGACCTTAGTTTGAAACGCCATAAACTGTACGACAAAGAGAAAAACCCTTATGGTTGGCGAATTGAATTTCTGAATTTCCCCGAAAGTCAGCTGGACGAGAAAGAGAAGCATTACATCAAGCTATATGCTGATAAAGGTTATCAGCTTAGGAATGTCAGTTTAGGCGGACAAGGAGAAAATCGTGCTAGTGGTTCAATAGGCGAGAGAAAAGCACCTAAAGGCTATATGCAGGGCATACAGCAAGGCAAAAAGGTTTTGGCGAGGGAATTATCATCTATCGCAGAAAAGCACCTTATAATCCACTTAAAGCCAGAAAAAGAGCACAATAAGGTATCGCAGAAACAGTATAAGAAGTTTATGGATTTATTGAAAGCGGGTGATTTAGAATGAGAATTTTGAGCAGTAAAGATTATTCTTGGCTTATGGACCGAATAGAAACTCTTTCCAATGAAAATGAAAGATTACAGATGAAAGTTGATGAAATAACAAAAGAACAGCCTAACGATTGTAAAAGCAATGAGGGAAGTCACTTTTGCAGTATTTGCAAATTTGGCTATTTGAGAACAAGGAATCCGTTTGGGGCAGATTTTTACGCTTGCAGTAAGACAGTGCCTTGCGAGGACTTTAAAAGAAAAGAAAATAACTAACTAAAAATCAAAGAAAGGAATAGGTTGTCGCGACATAAAACCGAGGTTTCCTTTTGGTAGATTTAGAATGTATAAAAAGAAGATTAAATGCGAGATATATCGTGATTCTATGCAGAATTACAAGAAATATGCAATACCGCCAGCACAGCTTATTATTGCTGATGTTCCTTACAATGTAGGAACTAACTTCTATGGAAGTAACCCTATGTGGTACAACGGCGGCGATAATAAGAACGGAGAAAGCAAACTTGCGAAGAAAGCAGCTTTTAATTCAGATTTTAATTTCAATCTGTATGAATACTTCCATTTTTGCTCAAAAATGTTGAAAAAAGAGGACACAAAGCCTATCGCAAGGGGTAGAAGTAGTAACAGTCCTTGTATGATTGTATTTTGTTCATTTGAACAGTTATCAACATTGATTGCCGCGGCGAAGAAACACGGATTTGTTAATTACATACCGCTTGTATTCTGTAAAAATTACAGTCCACAGGTACTTAAAGCAAATATGCGTATCGTAGGTGCTACAGAATATGCACTTGTACTGTACCGAAATAAGTTGCCAAAATTCCGAAATGGCTTGCAGGTTGATGAAAACGGAAAGAATATCAGAGGCACAGGACATATGGTATTCAACTGGTTTAACTGGGAGAAAGATGGGAAAGACATACCGAAAATTCATCCGGCACAGAAGCCGGTTGCAGTCCTTAAAAAGCTGATTGAGATTTTTACAGACGAGGGAGATGTTGTTATTGACCCTTGTTGTGGTAGCGGTAGCACACTAAGAGCCGCCGCAGAACTTGACAGAAGTGCATACGGATTCGAGATTGACAGAAACTTTTACGAGCGTGCAAAGAATGAAATGCTTGTATTTGAAAAGGACAGTCAAATGAATATAAGTGATTTTATAGGAGATACAGTATGAAAGACGAAACAAAGCAGGAAATACAGATTTTACTTGACCTACTCAAAGGCAGTCTTACAAGAAATGGTGTAAGTATGGCAACCGACAATAGTGGTAACTTGATGTTCTTTGATACAACAACTTACATCAAGAGTAAAGGTAAGGAATTTGACGGATTCAGAGTTAATATCAACGATTTAGTGAAGTAACAATGTGACAGAACTTGAAGAGGTAATTATGGCAGGCAATTTTATTAAAATTGACAGAAAAATTTTAAAGTGGGAATGGTGGAGTGACATTAATACATTCAGACTTTTTATGTATATGTTGATAAGTGCCTATTGGAAAGACGGAAATTATAAAGGCAAGATAATTGAAAGAGGGTCTTTCCCCTCTTCAATATCTGAATTATCAAAAGAAACTAATTTGTCTGTAATGGAAATTCGTACCTCACTAAAACACTTACAATTAACAGGCGAAATAACAAGCAAAGCAACAAACAAATTCACGATATTTACTGTGGTTAACTACAATTTGTATCAAACAGATAACAAGCAAGATAACAAACAAATAACAAGCAACTTAACAAACAATCAACAAACAGATAACATTCTATTAACAAACTCTATATTAAAAGAAAGTAAGAATGAAAGAACAGAAGAAATTAAAGAAGATAAGAATGCAGAAAAAGATATTACTAACGTAATATCCAAAAAGAAAAGTTATTATCCAGATGATGAATTACTTGATGAAGCATTTAACGAGTATGTGACAATGCGCAAGAGAATTAAAAAACCTATATGCACTGACAAGGCATTGCATAGGGCTATGAATACCCTTGAAAAGCTATCAGGCGGAGATAATGACTTAGCCATTAAAATTCTTAATCAGTCAGTAGACCATTGCTGGCAAGGCTTGTTCGAGTTGAAAGAAGATAATTCTAATAAACAAGGCAATCAGAATTTCAATAAGGGTGCTATTGATTGGGATAATGTGTAAAGGAGAAAAATTATGTATTCAGATACAATTTACGAAATCACAGTTAATGATAGTGAAAGAGCAGTTATTGAAGATATATTAAATATATTAGATAATTGCCCTATTGATTTGGGTAATTGTGATTATGTGGATATTTTTAGAAGCATAGTAAATAAAAGCTCAAATGTAGACGCAGATGGTATCAAAATTTTATATGAATCAGGAGGTAGCAACGCTTGACAAGAGAAGAAACAGTTAAAATCATTCGCATTATGTGTGATTGCTACCCTAACTACAAGCCTAACAACTTATCCGAAACAGTAGATGTGTGGAATATGATGTTGGAAAATTACAGTTATGAACAAGTATCAGTCGCACTTAAAGCATACATCAACTCTAATACAAGCGGATTTGCTCCAAGCATAGGACAGCTGATAGGTAAAATACAGACTATATCACAGCCACAGGAACTTGACGGAATGGCAGCTTGGGGGTTGGTTAGTAAGGCGTTACGGAATGGCACATATGGGGCAATTGAAGAATTTAACAAGCTACCACCATTAGTCAGACAAGCGGTTGGCATGCCAGACAACCTTAAAAACTGGGCGACATCAGATTATCAGACGATAGAAACAGTAATACAATCGAATTTCTTAAGAACTTACGAAACAGTTGTTAAGCGTGCGAATGAAATAAATCGTATGCCGGACAATATTAAATCACTTATCGAAAAGACGAATGCAAATTCGTATAAGGCTCAAATCGAGCAAAAATTCCAAAGAGATATAAATACATTACAAATTAAAGGAAATGCCCTTATTGGTCAAAATACAAACGCAGAAGAGTATATTGAAGCACCTAAAGAGATACAAGATAGAATTGACAGAATGAGAGGTTGATTTTTAGTGGAAACAACGCCAATTAGTCCACAGAAGAAATTATATAATTATCGCCGATATAATGGATTGTGTCCTAAATGTGGCAAGCCACTTGATAGAAAAGGCTTTTATTGCGAAGAATGTAAAGAAAAGCATACAGCTTATCAAAGAGAAACTAGAGAATTATGTAGACAGCTTAGGATATGTCCGGAATGCCGTAAAAATAAGCTTGCAGGCGAAGAAAAGATATGCCTGGAATGTTTAGCTAAGAAAGCAGAATACAGAGCCAGTCACCCAATAAGTGATGATAAGCGAAGACAAAACAACGAAGCGTTTAAACGGTATTCAAGAAACTTATACGCTGAACGCAAGAAAACCGGCACATGTGTTAGATGTGGAAAGGCTAAAGCTGTTAAGGGTAAAGCGAAGTGTTTTGTATGTCAGAGCAAAGATAATGCTATCCACAGAAAAAGAATTGAAAATAGGCAGAATATAAAAGAATATCGCAAAGAAAATTACTTGTGCTATCGTTGTGGAGAACCTATTGACAGACCGCAAGGACAGTTGTGTCAGAAATGCTGGCAGACAGACTATGAAAGGGGTAAAAGCCTTAAGAATGATAATAGCAAGCATTTATGGCGGTATGATAATCAATTTTTAAGAAAGCGGTGAACAAATGGAAGAAGAGAAAGATGAAATTATGCAAGGAATACAAGAATTAGAGTACTCAATGCATATCCACACTTTAATTCTGAAAGAAATGCAAAAAGTTTTAGAAGAAAATGTTCAAAACCAAGTTTCAGTACAAAAAATAATAAAGAAAATTGTCAAAATACTTGATAAATAAGGAGTATGTATGAGTAAGTCAGAACAGAAAAAGTTTAAGGAGCAAATGTTACGTGTTCAGATGAATAGGATTAGTAATGAACAGCAGAAGAAAAATTTTGAATCAGCATTAATATTAATTTTATGGGTGCTGCATGATAAATTCGGTTTCGGACAGCAGAGATTAACAAAAGTACAAAAAGAGCTTAAAGTACTTATAGATAACTACAATGACGGATTATTCACAGCAGAGGAGCTTGTTAATCAGTTATATAAAGAAACAGGAATAGAACATATTAAGTTTAAATAAGGAGATTGGCTTATGAAGTTTTCAGAACTGACTAAGCCGGAACTTGATGAGATAATTAAAAATGCCAATTTTACAGAAGAAGAATTGAGAATATTCAAGTTACTATCACAGGGCAGAAGCATTACAGAAATTGCTATGCGGCTGTCCGTGTGTGATAGAACAGTCAATCGCAAGATAAACAAAATTAAAAAGAAAATAAGTAAGTTGGAGGTTATACAATGATTAGGGTTACTCAAAATGGTGAAGACGTAAAAACAGAAAACATAACTCTTTCAGACAGCTTACTAAAGATAATTGCAGAGATAATTGACAACAAGTAAATATGTGTTACAATGTGCCGTAGAACGTGATAAATGCGGCACATTTATTTATATCATAAGGAGATAAAATATATGGAATGTGTTGCTTATATGAGAGTATCTACTGAAAAACAGGCTGTTGAGGGCAATGGACTTGATAGCCAAAAAAGAGACATTGAAAATTATTGTAGGAAAAATGAGCTTGTAATAACAGATTGGTATATTGACGATGGTTACACAGGTACAAATATGGATAGACCGGAACTTCAAAGACTTGTGAATGATTGTAGCCGCAAAAGAGTAAGTTGTGTTGTTGCTTTTAAGCTTGACCGATTATCAAGAAATATGATTGACGGAATATATCTTATCGAGAAAGTATTTCAAAAGTATAATGTCGTGTTTAAATGTGTTCACGATAGCGTAAATTATGATAGCCCAATGGAGCAGGCGTACACACAAATGATGGCTGTATTTGCACAGCTTGATAAAAATACTATGATGTTGCGTATGCGTGGCGGTATGCTTGAAAGAATTAAGCAGGGTTACTGGATGGGCGGTGGCAATTTGCCGTATTGTTATTCCTACAGTAAGGAACAAGGTATATTAATACCTATCCCGGAACGTGCAGAACAAGCAAGAAAAGGTCTTGAATTATTCATATCTGGCTATTCAGATGCGAAAATTAAAGAAATTTGTGGCTTTAAGTCTGAACTTGTTACTAGAAGCATTTTGACCGGCGTTGTAAATATCGGAATGATACCTTACAAAGGCAAAATATATCAAGGAAAACACGAACCTATTTTTGATAAAGATAGGTTTAATCTTGGATTAGAACTAAGAAAGTCAAGGTGTTCAGCAAAAACTTACTGCATAACTGAACCTAATTTATTGACCGGATTATGTTATTGTGGAATTTGTGGTTGCAAAATGCGTTATCAAAAATGGGGCAGTGAAAAACATAAGATTTATTGTTGCTCAAGAAATAAATCGCTTTCATATCTGCCTAATTATAATGCAAGCTGTAATAATTCGCTTGAATGGGCGGACGAGATAGAGAAACAAGTAGAAGAAGAAATCCTTAAAATATCACTTGATTTATCATCTTACAAGCCAAAAGAAAAGGCGACAAAACTTGAAATTATGCAATCACAGCTTGAAAAGGAACAGATTAAGCTAAAAAGATTGTATAATCTGTATGCTGACGGAAATGATACTGTCTTAGAAATGATTAAAGAACTGGAAGCACAGATTAAGGAAATGAAATTAAACATTGCCGCTGAAAGCAAAAACGCAATCAATATGCAGAAAAAGGAGTTTGTTTATGAGAACATAAAAAAACTTGCCGACATTTGGGATAAGGTCGACAAGAAACAAAAGAACTTGATACTAAAGACTATAATTGACAAGATAGTAATTGTCAATGGAAATATTGAAATACAGCTTAAGAATTTTTAGCACAAACTTAATGCAGTTCCT